GCATGCAAAGAATGATCCAATTATAAAATCCGCCGTCAGGCCGGAACGACGTCCAGTGCGACAGGATATATGCGATGGTGTCTTGAAGCAGTTCTTCTTGTTCGGATTTGTTGTTTGTGAGTTTGTAGGCTTTTCGCTTTAGGTGGCTGTAGTAGGACATTAGGCGTTGGTCGAATTCTGGCGGCCTGGTAGCAGTGGGTTCGTTGTCGGTCATGTTGTCTCCTCTTGTGGTGTGTGGCTGGTGAGGCCGTAAATTGAATATAAACTTTGGTCAGGCGTTGGTGGCGGCCCATATCTTGCGAACGGCCGCAGGTACTAGAGCGGCCCGCTCCTTCGGCATGTGCATCATGTGGCAATCGCTCTCAGGCCAGCCTGTTGCCCACGACAAGGCTTGGTAAGCCTCGCCGCGTCCGAGATGGCCAGACTGCCAGAGTTGGTCGAAAACGCTGTGCGCAACGCGCCTGGCAGCGTGCGTCTCTGCATCCGCAAGCGGCTTGTTTCCCCATGACCACAGGCCGCAATGATCGTGCCGACGTCCGTATTGCGTCATGGTGCGGTTGGCGCGCTCGCCGCAGATTGGACAGATGGGGCGCGGTTTCTTGCTCATTGTGTCGCGCCGTCAATATAGATGTCACCGCTCGGTGATTTATAGCTTATGGTCTCCGCTTCGGGATCGACGTCAATCTGCTCATATCCAACTAGCATCGCCGGAATATAAAGCATCGCAGGACAGCCCGCATCTTGCTCTGCCAGCGAAAGCGGTTTGCTCCATCGGGAACAATCCCAGCCAGCGTTGCCGTCCATCAGCGGAGTGCTATGGATACACGTCCTACAGTGCGCCCTTGGCATGACTTCGCCCCAGCACACAGCAGCCTGCCTGCAGAATTGACCGCGGAAGTCATCGCGCTTGCTGCATAATTGCGTCGGCGTTTCCGGCATGTTGATGATGCGCTCGATCCTGGCAACGGAGCGGATGGCGAAGTCCGCATCGTAAGGAACGCGCTCGAAATGCATATCCTCGTCGTTCTTGTTCGACATCATGTAGTAGACGCGATCGATGCCAAGACCGTGCATATAGAATTGGAACGTGGCGTAGTGCTTCGGCATGCCGATCTTGACGCCATGCTTCTTGACCTTCTTGAAATACTCGTCTTTGGCGGACTTGCATTCGACGACGTGTTCCGTTTTCGGCGCCTCCAATAGCCCAAGAGCGCGACCGTCTATCTTCCCTCTAAGATGGCCGCCGACGGCGCGCACGCGATCCTGCTCGCCCCAGACGGTGACGCCAACCATCCGCAGTAGATCGAGCAGGCGCTCTTCCTCTATGTTGCCTCGTTCGAAGATGCGGCGCTTGCGCCAAGTGATGACTTCGGGAACGGAAGCGCGCCGGAAGGAAAGCCAGATAGCGCGGTCGCACTCGACGCCGATATCGCCAGCCGGCACGCCGACGGATTCCCAGTCGTCGCCTTGGGATTCCAGCGCGTCTTGAACGGCGCGCTGGGTTGATGGGGTGATGCGTGGAATCGGTGCCACGACTAAATCCTGACCGGCATCAAGACCGCAAGCAGCCCATCAGCCTTCTCCGAAGTGAACACCGCCGGCGAGCCGCTGTCGGCAAGCGCGAGATGGATGTCGCCAGCCGGGAAGATGCCGACCAGTTCGGTGAGGTAAGCCGCATTGAATCCGATATCGATCGGCTCGCCGTCATACGAAACGAAGATTTCATCCGATGCGTCGCCCTGATCAGGGTTGTTCACCGTGAGGGCGGCCTGCCCTTCAGTGAAGGTCAACTTGACAGCGCGGCCGCGCTCGGAAGAAACAACAGAAACGCGGCCGGCTGCCTGGCGCATGTCGTCGCTGCCGAAGACGATCTTCTTGTTGTTATGGGTTGGGATGACGCGCTGGTAATCCGGGAAGGTGCCATCGATGAGCTTTGATACCAACACAAAGTCCCCTGCCTCTATGCGGATTTTTTGGGTTGATACAGAGACGTGAACGACGCCCTTAGGGAGCAGCGATACAGTTTTGCGCGGGACGATGATGCCTTCGAACTCCGGAATGGACGGCCCTATAATCCGAGATAGTCGATGGCCGTCCGTGGCAACGGCGCGCAACTGGCCGTCCTGAACGTGCAGGAAGACGCCTTGGAGATAAAATCTGGTTTCTTCCGTCGAAATCGCAAACGACACCGGAGCAAACAGGGCTGCGAGGTCGATATCGAAGCTGGCCGTATACGTGCCGCCGTCTAGACTAGGGAAGTCATCGGCGGGAAGCGTCGCAAGCTTAAACAGGCTGCGGCCTGATTTCACAACAAGGCGATCAGCTTCCAGGCTGAGCGAAATATCGCCGCCTGCCTTCTTGCTGATGTCCGCCAAGAGCTTGGCGTCGACGCATACCGTGCCGGGTTGCTCTACTTCCGCGACGGCCGCATCGGTGGCGACGATATCAAGGTCGGTGCCGGTGACGTGCAGGCGTCCGTCTGCGGCGGTGAGCAGTACATTCGAAAGGATGGCGATCGTATTCCTTGCCTCGACGACGCGGCCGACGTTGGAAAGAACGCGCGCAAGTTCAGCCTTGGGGATGGTAAATTTCATGGTGGTCTCCTCTTGTGGTGGTAAAAGGCTGCACGGTTGGTGGCCGTGCAGCTGTGGGCCTGCTGGCGCGCTACTTGAGGTCGATATCAGGGATAATCACCGACGGCTTGAATACGACCTTGTACCGGTAGGTACTCACGTCTACGCCGTCGAGCTGCTCGACCACGTAAGTCACGTTGTCAGAGAGGCCGACAAAGAACTTCTTGTATGCGCTTGGGCCGGTCTTGCATGTGATGGAGACTTCACGCTCCTTGTCTGCGTTGCCAAGGGAGCAAAGCCCCTCGACCGACAACAAATAGTTGTCGGTGATGCCGTTTATTGCGACGATTCGGCGGTTGATCTTGAAATTATCGGCAGCAGTCGAAAGGTTGGCCGACGCGACATCCGCGTCATTACAGCCGGCCAGCATGGCAGCCGCACCGATAGCCAACGCGGCAAGAAAATTGCGCTTCATCATTTCGTTCTCCTCGGTTGTGGTGAATGGCGAGCCGCTGGTGACGGCCCGCCGATTGGTGGTTAGTGGAAGAAGCCGCCGGCGTAGAGTAGGCAAGCCACCACGGCAATACGGACGAGACCAGGCGTAGCATCGTACTTATCTTGCTCGATTGGCTTTCCGTTCCTGCTCATGATTACGCCAGCCGACAGCGCAGCAAGCGCAATCCATGTAACTTGCGGCCACCCCATCACTTCGATCCCCAAGGTCGGCGAGCAGCACCAACCGCTGCTGCGGCAGGGGCAGCGGCCGCCTGCCGGTTGTCGTTCGCCGGAGCGCGCGCAGCGCGGTTGTCATTGGCGGCCGCCGGCGCCTCGTTGCGCTTCTTGCCCTGCGTACCGTCGCCGATCACGCCGAATTCAGGAATGGGCTCCTTGGCGTTGGCGTCGGTGTAGTAGAACCGCTCGATCTGGTTCTTGTCCTTGTAGAACTCGCCGGGCTTGCCGGGCACAGCGTTGCCGACCTGGATGCCGATCTCGGCCGCGAAGGACTTGAACAGCAGATCGTCCGTGTCGGTGTTGGCGGTGATTTCCTCGCCGACGGCACGGCCAAATCTATCGAACATCGGCTTGCCGTATTTGTAGGCGCCGAACTGGTAGCCATCGGCGTGAACGATGGTCCAATACGCCCAGAACTTGCGGCCCTTGAACTCTTCCGGCTCGATCACCTCGAAAGTGATTTCGGCCTGCACGCCCTTGCTGTCCTTGGTGTCGGGCAGATTGATGGATTCCGCCTGAAGCAGGGCATACATGTGCGGCAGGATACCGCCGCCACCGCCCTGTTTCTCGGTGTTCTCGAATTCCGCCTCGTAGTTATTGCCGATCTTGGCCAAAATAGTCTCCTTCGTGTGGTGGTTTGGTGGTTAGGCTGCGCGCGAGAGTTCTTTCGCGCGGATAGATGCGAGCCGCTTGTCGTCAAATTCAAGCGGCTTGTTGTCGTTGGTTACCGTCGCCCATAGGCCGCGCTCGACTTCCGCCATGATGGTGAACTTGCCGCCGGATAGGGCGACGCGATGCTTCCGGCCGGCTATGGGGTTGCAGAAGGCGATCATGCGTCTTCTTCCTCTACGTCCGGCTCGACGGCCTCCTGCCGGCCCGTTGGCGCGACGACATGCGGCGCGAACATGTCGAACCCGCCGCCCTGCTTGTACGGAAGGGCGCCCTTCAGACCGTATTTGTTCTTGGCAATGAACCCTGGCCGGTTTTCTACGGCGATCAATCGCTCGCCGCTGCCTTCGGCGCGCTTTTTCACGTTGTCCTTGTGGAACCCACCGGACTCCTTCTGGATGGAAACACGCTGATGCACAAAACCGACGATGTCTGCGGCGTGCGCGATCGAGCTAGCGTCGTCGTCCATCCGAAGATTCAGGCGGTATCGCGGGTAACTGTCGGTCGTCACGCCGGGTTCAGTCTTTGTTTTGACGTGAGCGATGAGGATAACGGCGAAGCCGGCCTCTTTTAGATCGACGAACTTGTCGATGATCTCGCGCCAAACCTCCGCGGTGGCGTTCTTTGGCTCGGAGAATTTTCCCTCCGAAATTGAGCTCCATCCCTGCCGACGGCAAGCCTCGTCGATGACGATGGTTTCCAGGCAATCAAGCGTGTCGACAACAAACGTCAGGCGGTCATGCTCTGCTTCAAGCATGAAGCCAATCTGATCGTTAAATTCATCGTAGGTTTCAGTCAGGCCCCACGAAACAAGCTTGTCGCCGTACCCGGCTGCTGGCCGCTCGCGCTTGCCGGTCTGTACGTATAGCGGGTTTGGCCAGTCACCCGCGAATGAAGTCTTGCCGTCGCCCTCACCGCCATAGATAACGATGATTGGCGGAAACGGGTCGTTCGTTCTCTTGAGCCCGTGTGTCCAGTTAATTGCCATACTCTCTCCTCCTATGAAAAATAGACGATTGCCCAAATGGCAACCAAAGCCACGACGGCCGGCCACCAGCTATGTGGATTGGGCGGCCACATACCGGCGCTGTCTGCGAGCCGGTCGGATACGCGGTCGGCAAGTTTCTCGCCGCCCCACACAGAGGCAGCCATGACGCCGAGAGCGATGGCGGCAAGCCCGATAACGGGGAATGCTGCGAGGCTGATGATGGCTGCCGCTATGGCGCCGGCGAGAGCGGCGCGCTTGATTATGGGTGCGCTAAAGCGCGTGGGTGTGATTGGGCTTGTCGGCGCGTGGATCGGATAGTCGAGCGGCGTGCCGGTTAGTGGTGGTAGGGTGGTCATGCTGCCAACCCCTTTGGTGTGTCATCGTTTTCCGCCAGCACCTTGTAGAGATGACTGGATGCCGTCATGAACACGATGATGCCCTCCGGCTTCATGAAGCCCGGCGCGGCCTGCGAGCCCATAACCCTCAGCGCGTCAAGCACGGAGTCGACGGTGTCAGTCGCGAACTGGCCGACGTAAAGCAGAGGCACGACATCGCAACATGCGGGGCGGATTGCGGCGTCAGACCAGCGGCCGGTATTGAAAAGCGAGAAGCGCTTTTCCTTGAGTCCATAGTTGCGCTGGATGCCGTTGCCCCACCATTCGCCAAAGTGCTGGCCGGGTCCGAGCTTTAGCAATTCTTCCTTGTTGCGCTCGACCCATCCAGCGAAGCCGTAGTTGTCGGCGTCAGGCGTGATCCATCGGTTACGGCTGCCGGCGCGCACGGCGCCGTCTTCACCGATGACTACTTGCGCATTCGTGCCGTCAAGCTTTTCGGTGATGATGCAGCCTCTCTTGAGGCGTGGGATTTTAGGGAATGGGATGAAGTCGGTCACAAAAATCTCCTCTTAGCCTACTGCCGAAGCAGTAGGCGTTCCTGTGGTGGCTGGTTTGGTGGTGGTTAGGCGGCGCGCAGAACCGCAGTCTTGGTGATCACTTCGTCAGCGATCTTGCTATCCGCAAGAACGAAGACGCCGAACTCCTGGCCGGGATGCTTGAGCGCTAGCCGCTCAGCTTCCTTGGTGGCTTCCGCTTCCGTTGCGTGCACCTTCGGCGTTGCCGATGGAACAGGCTGGCCGTTCTCGATGAGGGCGACGATGGCGGTTGGGGTGGTGGGTGTGATTAGTTCAAAACGGTAGGCTTCCCATCCGTCTGGGTGACCGTTTTGTGGGTTGTTAAACTTCACGTAGTCGCCATCGACATCCGTGAGCACGACCTCATCGCCGACTTTGATAGACATGCCTCCGCTTGTCTCCTTGGCGCGAACCCGATCCCCAACCTTGAACTTCGCCTTCGTCTCCGCAGCGCGCGCCGCGTTGTCGTTGGCAACGGCGACAGGGGCGGCGGTCGAAATGTCGACAGTGCCGTCTTCCTTGAGCTTCACCGAATACGTACCGGGAGGCAGTACGGCGGGCTCGTCGACCCATTCGGCGATGATGTGACTGCCGCTTTCTGGAAACTTCTCCTCGCCGATATAGAGGCCATTCGGCCCGTAGTAGCCGTGGTCAGCTAGGAAGAAGTCGCCTTCGTGATCGGGGCCCTCCATCGGCCCGACCTTCCGCCCATCGCGCGTCTTGTAGTAGCGGCCGGCGATGATGGTGAGGGGTGCTGGTGAAAGCTGGTCGTAACCAAAGTACCAACTGTCGGTTGACCCATCGTTTTTCACGCCGTCGTGGCCTTCTGCCCATCCGTCGAAGAACTGGACGAATGCGCCGCCCTTATTCGGTCCAGAGACGAAACCGATGTCCGTGGTGTCTCCGTAGCCGCGCCCGGTAGCTGCCACACGATCACCAACGGCCGGTATCCACGCTTCGAAGTAGTCCTCTCGGAAACTTCCATCGTCGTTATCATTGCGCTTGCCGTCAAATAGTAGCCATTCTCCAAATGCTGTCGGTCGCGCATATCCACTCACCTTGACCGCATCGCCTTTCTTGATGATACGTAAATCCCGGCTTGCGACTACAATCTGGCCCACTTTAAACTTACCCATCACGCTACTCCTCTCGTCTTTGTGGTGTTGCGGAGCTGTCGCTCCTTGGTGAAGTCGATGACGTTGTCGTCGTCTGCAGGCGTATTTTTTACACCAGCCGGCGGCTCGTCGTCCTGCAAATCCATGTGGCGAAGCGTGACACCGAAGAAAGTCTTCGTCTCCATCGATCCGGCAAGCTGGACATGGTAGTAGCGGCCGAAGTCAGCCTCGCCGACTACGATACCGAAGACATCGTGGTTAAGGCGGCACTCGACCCAATCGCCCTCTTCGAAGAATGTGCAGTCGCAGGTGCTGTTGTCTGGGGTGGATGTCATGCTTCTGCACCTCCAATGCGATTGAAGATGGCCACTCCAAGGATGTATGTGGCTGTGAGTTTGTCGCCGGTTGCGAATGCGATGACCGCAAGAATGAGGCAGACAAGCGCCGCGATGTTCAGCGCCGCCTTCATGCCGCCACCTGCGCCGACCGCGCCAACGAAACCGGCATCATTCCCGACGTCGTCGAGCAGCCGCCGTTGTGCGCCGTCATCTTGGTAATGATGTCTGGGTTGTTGTCGTTGTCGGCGACAGGCCGCACACGAGGCAAGCCGGCGCCGTAGGATCTGTTGAGGCGTTTGTAAATCGCCGCCGGGTTCATATTCCAACGCTCGGCGATTTGGGCAACACTGGCGCCCTCCGCCTTCATCGCGTACATATCGGCCGTGGCCGCATCACTTCTGAGCTGCATAAAGTCTCCTCTTCTCTTGCGTGGTGGTGGCATCAACGGTTGGCCGCCGTTGACAATTGATCTTGACACTATTACAATTTGACAAATTTGTCAAGATTTACGTCGCGTCAAGCGCGTCAAGAACGGAATTGATTACATGTCTCGTTTCTCCGATATGCTAGTTGCAGAGATAAAACGCCGGGAAATCAGCGAGAGCGTCGCTGCCGCCGAGTTCGGCTGGACGAAGCAAGCCTTCAACACTTGGAAGAACGGCGTGCTGCCGCGCCAGCAATGGTACGGGCCGCTGTCGCGCTTTCTTAATGTCGAGCTCGACGAGGTCGATTCGCTTATCGAGGAAGCGCGAACCGCTACCGAGCCGCCCGAGCCAACGGCCGGCCGTGTCACCGATCGCAAGGACGGCCGCTTTCATTTCGACGGAATACCGTCCACCCGCTATGCATTCTCCGTTGACACCCGAGTCATGGAGCCGGCGCTCGTTCTCGGCGCCAAGGCGTGGGCGCAGCCTGGCGTCTGGCCTCATGTCGGCAATGACGTGGTCGTGCACGCCAAGGGCGGGTCGGCATGGATCGGCCAGCTTTCGGCGCTGGATGGCGACACCGCTACGCTTAAGCGGCATGCTGCCGGGTCGACCGGTGGAGAGTTGACTGTGCGAGATGTTCTGGCCGTGCATGTGATCGTGCTTTCTGAGCGCGTGGCTGGCGCCGCCGCTGTTGTGGGTGGCAATAAAAAAATAACTTGACAAATTTGACGAACCACTGGTAATGGTTAATCGTCGCTGTGGTGGCGATAAGGAAATCCGAGGTTCACGGCCTGGCTAAGCCAAGTCTCCTCCCTCGAGATAGTACGAACTGCATTCCGCAAGCCGCTAAGCAGGTGGTGCTGGCCTTCGGGTCGGCTTGCGAATGTGGTGTTGCAATTCAAGTTTTGCCCCTGTGGTGGGGGAAGCCGGAACGGCATGGGGACTCCTCTCCTTGCGTAGTACGCCATAAAGGGGGCTGCGTTTCAGGTGGTGCTGGCGCATATGGCCCCCTTTCTGTTTTGGCAATTTCGACCATCCTGTTTGGCAAGATGGTCAGGCTGCATTCCCTTTTCGGGCATCCGGTGGATGGTGGCGATGCAGCCTATGCGGGGTGGTGAGGCCCGCGTTTTTGTTCCTCATAGATTGTGATTAGCTCGCCAATGTCCCGACGTGAAAGGCACTCTGCCTTCTGGTCTTTTGTTAGGAACGCGAACCTTCCAAGGAATTCGTCGAACGCTTCTAACGCTTGAGTTACGGCGGCATCGCCGGCCGCTTTTGCGATCTCAGCTACGGGGGACGATAGAGTTACCGGCGCATCAACGACATGATCATCTCTACCGCGTTCTTGGTGCGCATCTCCTGCAGCCGCGCTGCTCGAAAAAAAGGCCGCTTCGGCGGCAGCCTCCCCGACCGCCATTACCGATTCTCTGTTTTCGGATAACGTTAAGTCCATCACGGGAATCGGCGCATGGGGAGCATTGTCGTTAGACGGTATTCTGCGATCTTTATTTGGCGCGCGCTTAGGCTTCCCCGCCTTGGCGCTGACTTGCTCACCAGCGATGGCGCGCTTGATTAGGTCTTTGCGAGTTTCTGGCTCCAGCTTCGCCAGTGCTTCCAATTCCGTTATGGAATTGAGTGACGTGCCTACGAGACGAGGCGCTACGGAGCCGATCGCCTTGCCGGCTGTCGCTGCCCTCTGGATTGTCCTCTCTCCCTTGCCTGTGATTTCGGCAGCTGTTTTGGTGAAGCGGTCAGGCAGTTCGCCATTGTGGCGATCTGCCACCTTGCCACCCGTGTGCTGATTTCCTCTATCGCCGCCATTCTTCGTCTCGGGAAATTCGACTTCATACAGCACCTTCCGGCGTGCCGTGGCGTAAACGAATTCTGCAGGCTCCAGGTCGGTGCGAGCCATATTCTCTTCGATCATGGCAAGTTCAGCCATGTTGTCACTGAGATACGCGACATTGGCGTCTATGCCCTGCCAGCCAAGTTTCTTCGCCGCTTCAAGGCGATGCCTTCCGGCGACCAGTTCCCACTCTTGCGAAGGCTGCCCTGACTTGTAGACGGTGAGTGGGCGAACGCGGATAGCTGACTGAAGGCCGTTAATGCCCATGCTCATGACGAGCTTAGCAACACCCTCTTCAGAAACGGTACGCTTAATGACGTCGTCCCTGAGGTGGATCTCAGATACCTTGACTATTTGATAACTACCCGCGCTCATCTGCTTAACCCTGGAACGTAGTGCCCGCGATGCGGACGTAATCAGTGTCTACTACGTGGATCTGCGTCAGAGTTTTATTGGAGAGCCACGCGTTCCAGGCCGTGGCGGGGACCGCAATGGACTGGTGCATATCACCTTTGTTCAGTGCGCGCGTCAGCATATCCATGACGAATGTATGCCGAGGGTCGCCCTTCTTGAGGCCGTCGTTCTTCGCAACCCCTGACCAAAACTCGATCGCTTCGCGCGGCCTGCCCTTGAGTGTCGCAAGTGCAACAGCAGCCACACCAGCGCCGAGCAGCTTGTTTTTGACCTTACTGTCGCCTCGCTTCAGGCATTCGTCGAAAAGACGCGCCTCATCTGCATATTTCTCCATGAGGCGCAGACGGGAGTCCACAACGCGCGCCAAGAGCACCTCACCCTCCTCGCGGGCGCGGCCGGTGCGGAAACCAGAGATGATGAACGGCATAGAATTGTAAACGGCTTTTCCGGTCTGCTTAGTAATGCCATGCTTAGCCGCGTAGCCAATGGCGTTGAGGATCTGCGATTCAGTTCGCCCGCGAGAGTTGGTGTTGAATTTGTGGAATGCCTGGAGGAAGGACTCCTCGTCGTCGTAGTGGTCGATCTTGATGTTCCAGACGATGGAGCAGCCAGACAACGATTGCGCCCGTAGGCGGTGGTTTCCGTCCATTGCCCACAAGCGGCCGAACAGCACGCCAAAACGAAGTTGCGTTTCATCCATCCAGGCATCGGGCGTCTGCATCATCGCCACTAGGGTTGCGATGTGCTGTTGAGCGGATTGGTGATCGAGTGGCCGGATAGACTGCTGGACCGGGTGAACGCAGTTGGTCGTCAGAAACAACGACTGCTCTGGCGTCAGTCGGATATCTCCTGCGCGGAGGAATGACAACGCGGAACTGGGATAACTATTCAGCGGTTCGCCGCCGTCACCTGGTGCGACAAGCGCAACAACAGCATGGTCAACCGGCGTGGCTGCCGACCTCACGCTCCGCCGTTGTCTCGCCTCCACAACAACAGGCTTAGGCGCATCTTCAAGAATGCGCGGCGATGACGCAACAGGTGATGGCGCTGCCCGCTTTGCGAACAACGCCTCAGCCGCATCCTTTGCGGTCAGAATATTGCGGGGCTGTCTCTGCATGATGTTCATTCAAGTCTCCTCTTCGGTTTATCTGTGCGGAGCGGTGCTCCTATTAAAAGGAAAGCCGCCTCAGTGGGCGGCTCTCTTCTTGGGGCTTCATGCCCCGGCGATCTTCTGGGTGGTCCCGCGCCTTTCGGCGCTGCTGCTCTTCTCGGAGGGTTTTCCTTCTGGGCATGCCGCATTTTTGCACTCCTTAAATTTTGCCTCGAAAAATCGTCAGTCTAAAAATCGTCTGTCTAAAAAAAGCCGCCGTCTTAAATTTGATATTTTTAGCTAAACGCTTCGGCTTAGCCCTACTTACAATTTCACTACTACCATTTACGTATTTGAGTCGTCAATAAGATTGTTTGTAAATTGTGGAGATAAATGATAAGTAGTTGAAAAAATGAGGACAAAACTATGAGCCGACTTTCCGATACGTTAACTTCGAAGGCCGAGGAGCTTGGCATCAGCCAGACAGAATTGGCTGAGCGTACAGGCGTCCTGCAGCAGAGCATCAGCGCGCTATTCAATGGAGATGTCGTGTCGCCGCGCAGGTGGCGTGAGATAGCGCGCGAGCTGCAGATACCTGAGAGCGATATGCGCGAGATGATGATAGAGGCTGGCCGCGTTGCTGGAAAGACGACGAGGCTCCCGCGGACATTTAAGGTGGAGGACGCATTCCAAGAAGTGCAGCACCACAAGCAGAATGGGCGCATTGATCTAACGGAAACGCCCGCAGCAACGCGGCCAGCCAAGCTTATCCCAGTGCTCGGCGAGGCTGCCGGCGGGTCGGATGGCCGCTACTGGTTCAACGGGAATCCGATCGATTATGTCGCATGCCCTCCATCTCTTGATGGCGTGCCGGGGGCATACGCGATTTATGTGGACGGCGAATCGATGGCTCCACGCTACCTTCCAGGCGAGGTCGTGTGGGTGCATCCGCATAAGCCGGCTCGTCGAGGCGATGACGTGATCATTCAGATTCGGCCTAAGGAAGATGGCGAGCCGCCGTATGGCTATATAAAGGAATATGTTGGCTGGTCGGGTAACCTCCTTACTCTTCGACAGCACAATCCAGAATCACAACTGACATTTGATCGGGATGAAGTTGTAAGCATCCATCCGATCGTTCTTGCCGGGAAGTACTAATTTCTACAATTTTCCGTTGACATGGTAAAATTGTAGCCATATAACACTCCTCAGACGCCCAACCGTGCGTCACCGCCAACGAGGCGGCCACCACTGAGGAGACGACAATGCTCAGAGAGCTTGCTGAAATTGAGGACTACATTCCGCTGGCGTGCGCCGCTGGCAGCGCCGAGCCCATGCGCCGCGCAGATTACAAAGCAAAGAAACATCCCCGCCCGCGCAATGTAGATTGCCGCGGTCGTTTTGCGTTGCGCCACCAGAAGCCGGGCCGCGTGCTGGCAGCGATGGGTGGTGAGTGATGGGCAACCGCCTTAACGTTGCCGTCGCTGGCGGCAAGTACACCTACATTCAACGTGAGGACTATTCGTCGACAGCCCTGCGCTACGGCGAGCCTTGGCCCGCATATGACATCGCGCCGCCTGACAACCTGCACCACGCGCTTGCCGCAGAGGTTAAGCAATTGCGGGATGGCCTGCGCGCCATCGTCGACGAGTGGGGTCCGGACTCCTACGCAAAAGAGATCGCGCGCAACCTGCTTGCGAAGCATGGTGGTGCAGAATGAACCCCCGCCAAATAGAGATTGTCGAGAAAACCATAGTCGGCGCGGTCGTGCTTGTTTTTGGCGTGCCGATCGTGGCCATAGTGGCATATTCGCTTTGGTTCACACTGCTCCATGTCGTGCTGGGGGTTATCCAATGACCACCACAGCCAAAGACCTACTCCAAGACTTATGCGCCGCCGTATCGGCCGGTGCGTTCGTCGCAGCATTCACCGTTTGGGCGTCTTACGTTATCCATTAAGGCACCCAAAAGGAGCGCGGCCGCTGATGGCTGGCTGCAACTACCGTTGCGGCCGCGCTTTCCAATCAACCACCACAAGAGGAGACCACTATGAGCACACCAAGAAGACACCAGCCAGCACCACGGACGCCGGCAAACAACAACCAACCCCTACTCACGATCGAGCGCGCCATCGCCGACGTCCTTACGCCAGCGTCGCTAAGGCAGGTTGCAGAAGCTAACATAAACTGCGGTGCGCGGCGCGAGCGTCAGGCTCGCAATCTGCTGGCTGTTGCCGAAAGGCTTGAACTGTTGGGCTATAGGAGCGCGGCGTGAGCGAGAAAAGTTTTGCGGCAATGGGCGCTGCTGCTGGCCGGTCTCTTGTTGAGTCCTACATGCGCGCCGCCACCCCACACCCCGTAGATGCTGAACGGCGCTGGCCCATCGAAACAGATGATCAGGTTGAAGCGCTTGCTCATGAATGCGGTTGGAGAAATCGCAGATACATGACAACGGGCGATTATGCCATTTGGTGCGAGCAGATGCGCACGTTTGCTCGTCTATCCGCCATAGCCCCAGCCGGGACGGTGGCGCAGGAGCCGGTGGCGATACCGGACGGCTGGCAGTTGGTGCCGAAAGAGCCGACAATTGAAATGCTTAAGGCCGCCGACTTGACGGTTCTTACGGATGAGGAAATTCATCACGGGCCATTCGAGTTGAGCAAAGCAGAATGGACAGCGATGCTTGCCGCCTCCCCACAACCCGCAGCAGTGCAAGAGCCGGTGGCCGTGAAGGCGCTGGATTGGCGGCCGGGATATCGCGATTTTCAAGTGAAAATACAGCAAGCTTCAACCGGCCCGCATTATCAGGTTCGGGAACTTGATGGCGTTGTATGGCTCGACGCCGACAACGTACAGACCATTTATCCCTCCGTCGAGGACGCCAAAGCCGCAGCCCAAGCCGATTACGAACGGCGTATCAAATCCGCCCTTGTCGCCTCCCCACCAAGCGAGCCCGCGCCGCAGGTGGTGGATGCAGCACAGGCGGTATGCTGGTTCGATTGGAGCAACAACGACAGCGATGCTGTCGCGGCTATTGACCGTCTACGCGCCGCCCTCGCCAGCCAGGAGAAGAAGGGATGAAGACGGCGGCGAATGATAACATTGGACCCAACACACCGCTGCGCCTCGCCCGCGCAGCGGAATTGGCGTTTCCTGATGGATCAATGAGCGAGAAGGGCTTGCGACGGGAATTTAACCGCGGCAGGCTCGTAGTTGAAAGAATTGCAGGCAAAGATTACACAACATTGTCTGCCATCGAAGAGATGAGAATACTATGCCGGCTCGAAAAGAACCTCCACGGCTTTGGCTCCGACCAGCGCGAGGCAAGCGGCGCGCAACGTGGCTCATCGTTTACGAACGAAGGCAGCATAGCACTGGCTGCGGCCAGGGCGACACTGAGGGCGCGCAGGAAAAGCTAGAGGAATTCCTTGCCAAGTTGCGCCGATCCGAGGATGCGCCACGGAGCGTTAATTCCGATAAGGTTTTCATTGCGGACGTGCTCATTAGGTATCTTGATGCGAAATCACCATCTGTCGCCCGCGTCAAAGAATTGGAATCGCGCATAGACAGATTGACGGAGTGGTGGGGAGCGAAGCCCCTATCCGCCATAACGCGCTACAACTGCATGGCATATGCTGCCGACCAGAAATCGAAAAGTCTGGCTCGTCGAGAGCTAGAGGATTTGCGCTCCGCCATCAACATGGCGATACAAGACGGATACTGCCGCGAGAACGTCAAGGTCACGCTTCCCGAAAAGCCAAAGGCGCGAGATCGGTTCCTGACGCGCCGAGAGGCTGCCCATCTGCTTTGGACGGCATGGTCGTTCAAGGAAAAGCAGAAAGGCGTCATTACAGACAAGCGCCCGACAAAGCACGTTGCTCGCTTCATCCTGACGGCGCTGTACACCACCAGCCGCTCCGCTCGCATCTGGCGCGCTTCGTTCAAAAAGATTGAGGGCCATCCGTGGGTAGATCTGAAAAACGGTCTCTTCTTCCGCGAAGCTCCAGGCGAGAAAGCCGCTGACAACAAGCGCGCTCCGCCCATCCGCCTACCGGATCGACTTCTTGCTCACATGCGAAGGTGGGAAAAGAACGGCGCCAAGTTCGTTGTCGAGTATCAGGGCCGCCATGCGGATCCAAAGAAAGCATACAAGCATACGGTGGAGCGCGCAGGACTCGACACAAAGGTAGTCCGTCACACGCTCCGGCACACTGGCGTCACGTGGCTCATGCAGGCCGCCGTCGATAAGTGGGAAGTTTCCGGCTATGCCGGCATGTCACTGCAGACGATCGAACGCACCTACGGGCATCACCATCCTGACCACCAAAAGTCTGTTGGCAACGCCTTCAGCAGCGGTCGTGCTGGCCGTGAACAGCAAGGGAACGGGCCAATCACGGCCAATCAATCGCGTGAACAAACGGTGTCTAAAGGCACCAAATCAGCGCGAAAAGCATAATAAAATCAATGGAAGCAGGCTAGAGCGCCTCGTTTACACCGAGGATGTCGGGAGTTCGAGTCTCTCATCGCCCACCATTATTTTTCAATCACTTAGCTTTTTGTTTGTTTCGGTTGGTCCACTCAATGGGCCAATCAATCAACGCAAAGAAAGGCCCGCACTTGGCGGGCCAATCCTTCTTTACATCAATCGGCGTTCAACGCGGATGGCCGGCTTTGCGCTCTGAACTCGCCTCACGTCTCGCACTATCTTCGGTGCGCAGCACAGATGCTTTGCAATCTGAGCATCTGTATACGGCCCGGCTTCCAGTAGCATCGTAATCTGCTGCGTCAGCCTGCCGGTTACTTCATCGACATGCCGTTCGCGTTGCGCCTCTATGGGTGTCTGGCCGACCACCTTTCCTATCACCATCATCGCCGGTCGCGTCCTGGTCCCGTCTCGGTGATCGCGCCACGGCCCGTATGCAGACCTGTTGCCAAAGGCGGCTACATCGCGCGCATCCGTCTCGACTACTTCGATGCTGAGTTCGCCGCCCCACAGCATCACCACGGCAAGCTCATTGTGAAGGCGGTGTGCGTTTGTATCGATGAAGACTGGCTGACCGTTCACGACCATGGCGCAGAGGTTCTGTACGGGTGGCTGGACGCGGTCGGCGATAGCCTCAATGCGGTCGATGCTCTTCTTAAGGCGAATCGCGTCGTCAACCTTTGTGGACGTGCGGCGCTCATGCTCGCGAACGTGGATTGGCTTGTCGGAAGTGTAGGCGTCGAATACCTCAACCATCTGTATCGTGACTTCCGTCGCGTTTTCGGTGTCAGACTTCGTGCAGATGTAAAGCGCCTGCTTCTTGTTGAGATAGTAGGCTTTGCCAGGGCGGCCGCCTCTCTCTGTGGTTTTTTCCACGATGGAAACAACCCTTCCGAAGCGCTCCATCGGCTTTGCGTGGCGGGATATCAGTTTCCTTATCATGTGGAAGTTTGCAAATCCGAGCGCGCCGGCCAGCGTCAGATCAAGCATACGCGGCTGTCCGTCGATGGTTGAATTGAGGTCTGCAATATCGAAGGTATTTCTGCTATTTTCCGTTCTAGCTCTGGTCATAGTGCCTTATCCTTTGGCTAGGGTTAGGCTCATCCTTAAGTGTTACAGCACCGGATGAGCCGACCACTAAGACCTATATAGGTTATATATCATTGTCAATATGAGCGATATCGGCTATAGTGCCTCTATGTCCAAGCCCATGACCCTGACAGAAAAGAAATTGATTGCGATGTCACCAGAGATGGTCGACGCGATCAGGGAATTTCGCTTCGCCAATCGCATTGAAACGGAATCTCAAGCCATCCGCCAACTAATCCACACTGGCCTTGCCGCTCGCCCTATCCTGCTTGACGTACAGAAGATGCTGGTGAGCCTCCGGCCAGTCGGCGGCGAGTCTGATCTCGACAGGCACATTGAAGCGATACAGGCCGCGCTAGGCCACAAATAAAAAGGCCCTCCGAAGAGGGCCTATCTTATTTCAGGCTGCGCGATAGTCTCCCGGCAGACTAAGCTTCTTCCACAACTGTTGCGCAGATAACCGGCCGAACACTCGATGAGCCTCGCGGCACAATTCTATTTTTTCTGCGGCGCTGCACTTCTCGAAATCGTACTTCATTTTCCACCTATGCTGCGTGAGAAATCGAGATTGAGATGTTCTGGTTCGCCGGTTGGAAAAGATTACCTTGCCTGAGTGGCTCATGTCCCGGAGGGCAATAGAAGCCCATCGAATCCCAGAGAGCATCTGCAAAACGTTCACCCTTCACCCGACAGGCCAGCCTTACGAACTCCATCTCGGCTGAGTCTGGAACAGATGGCCTTGCTGGCGTGGCCTCTCGTCTCCGAATCTCCGCCTCCATCACATTGAACTGGTTGATGTAGGCGATCTTGAATTTCAGAGCCCTCTCCCCTGTGAAGCCCATAGCCAGAAGCGTGAAGCCATCCTTGGTGATCTCATAATGGGATGTTGACTGCCCTGTTAAGTCATTGATTTTAAACGGTCGAAAATTCGCGACAACGAATTCCGGCTCATAGTCACCAAGATTTCGTATCGCCTCATGGACATGCCGCACTTCCTTGAGGAAGTAAGCAGCGACATCCCGGCTGTTAGCAACGACGCTTCCGTCCTTTACGGACAGTACGGGCAATCTGATTTGTTCAGTCATGAAGTCTCCTCTTGTGGTGAAGTCGCCGGCAGGTTTTCCGACGACTTGGATATATAGTGTCAACGTTCGTTTTTTACAACTCAGGTCTGCTTAAAATCCCACATATTCGCATCCTAATTATATCAGGTGCCAACAGCACACTTTTGTAACATCTTAACAACATACATCTAACGCAAGGGCACCCTCATAAATAATGTATTGTCCACTAGCCCGTTTTGCTTATTATTCAACGTGGGCTTGATAACCCTGACCGTTTATAGGCATGCCGGAAAAGAGTGCGTGCTGAAACTGTGCGCAGCTTAGCGGCTAGCGCACGCCTTGGCCAATGATGGCCGGGGGCGTGTGGCTATGTCCAATGATCCCTGCGCGCAGGGAACTAAAAACCCACGGCTCGTCTAAACGGCGTGTTATCAACCCCCGGCTCGGCGCCGTCAGCCGTCTTGGGGATCAAAGGGAATGTCAGTAGCAATCGACGCAGGGAGAAGAGCGCGAGTAGGCGTTTATAATGCAATATGGAAATTTAGAATCGGGCAGGTAGTTTCATTCGGTGAATTGCAGGCAATCGTTCTGTCGAGACAGTGTAGCGCCATGGGGCGCCAGATATTCAATCTATGGATTGCAGAGACCGACGGCCGGCAGATGCGCTGGGTGCTCGGCAATGCGCTTACGGGATAAGGCATGGCGTGAGGCGCGTGAGGGGATGCGGGAGGAGAAAGAAAAACCCGCCATTGCTGGCGGGTTATGACTGTCGCGAATTTGAGATGCGGGAAAGTTACTGGTTGAGGATGGCGGCTTCTAGTAGCTCCGGTTCGTCATCGCGCATATCGCATCCGGCCAGGTCTTCAAGATACGCCCTGGCCACATCCGCGCACCTTTGACGCTCTGCGAGGATGGCGCGGGCGACTATGCCTACATTACCCTCTGACGGCATGGCCTCGATGGTCCCGACAACCTCGCGCGCCACCCGCATTACATCCTCCGGAATCTCACCCATAACGCCGCAACGCCTCCTCTATCTTGCCGTGCAGTTGTTCAATCGGGCCGTCGTTCACGATGACCGAATCGGCCAGGAAGTCCAGCCGCTCGCTTGAGTGCGAACCGGCAATGCCGCCGCGACCGTCTAACTTGAAGATGTCGCCACCCAGCTTGCGGATAGCCTGCGCTTCGTTCGGGTAGCGGCAATCGTCGACGACTACGCGCTTGCCTTCAGACGCAGCCCGCTCGACGCGAGCGCGCCAGAGTCGGATCCAGAAGTCATCGCCGATGATGTCGCGCCCGAACTGTGTTCCTAGCTGCTGCATAGCATATCGCGGCGTCCTTCCGCACAACAGATGGCTTGGCTTCTCTTTCAAGTCGCCCTCGATCTCCCTTTCGCTCAGTCCCACCGCCCGAAGCATATCTTTCAAAGGCCCGGCAAACTTCACGAGCGTGTAGCCGTGCTGCTCGACGAGGTAGCGCGTCGCGGTTGACTTGCCGCTGCCCGCCACGCCAGTGAAGGCGACGACGTCGGGAAGGTTGTCGTTGGCGGCATGATCCCCGCGGCGCGCACTCGGCTCGCGGGCCTCCACCTTCCCAATCGCCGCGCCGAGCGCGCGCAACTGGTTGTCGTTGGCCGGCACGGCGGTAAGGTCGCCGTCGGCGGTGAAAACTGGGTTGGTCATACTGTCTCCTCAATCTTCGTGGTGGCTTTGGTCTTCGACTGCACCAGCGGCCTGAACCGCGACGCACGGAAAGGCATGTCTGCCGCTCCGTATCCTTCCGGCCCGTCATCATTGCCCCGGTCTACCTCGAGCAGCTTGATGCCGTAGAAATCGCCGTCGACATAATGCCGGTAGTCGCCAGCCCATCGCACGGTATATTCCTGGCCGGCGCGAATGCCCTGATCAATGCTGACGTGCTTGAACGTGTCGTCGACGCAGACGACGCGCTCGCCTATGCGGTAGCGGTAGGTCATGCAGCCCTCCTCTCGCTAACACGCAGATCCGCCGGCCCGAGATACATGATCGGCTTGCCCGCCTTCATAAACTCCTCGATTTCGTAGGTCAGTCCGACCGATTCGCGCCAGCCATGCATCTCCAAAACCACCAACGCCACCGCAGCATCGATAAGCGGCTGGTCTTGCTCCTTCCAGAAATCCCACGTCCGCGGCAAGGCGACATTGCGTGACGCTGAATGGCCATGGGCGATCGGGCAATAGATGCGCAAGCCGCGCTGCATGAGAACGCCTGCGCATTCCGAGACGACGCGCGCCGCCTCTTCTAGGCCATGAGGATATTTTGCATACGGCGAGCCGAGATAGACGAAGCCGGGCAACTCTGCCAGCGCTTCGACGCCCTGCTGCTTTCGATATGGGAGCGTATCGTTGGCCCGCCACTTGGCAACGTTGTCGCTGTGCTCATCGTGGGTGGCGCGGAGTTGGTCTGGTGTGCGACGAAGCCCAATATAGCCGCCAACCGCAAAGCCAGCCGACGCGCCGCTTTCGTCTACGGGAACAAGGCCGCCATCCCTGCCGTAGCGCTTGGCGCCTTGGAAGTTATCATTCGCCGGGACGCACTTCGGCGACGCGACGGGCAACGCGCCGAAGCCTTCGACCATTAGCGGTTCGTTATAAGTTTTTGGCGAAAAGGTTATAACCTCGCCGTCTTCGTTGGGTATTCTCCCGCCAAATAACGTCATGCTGCGGCCTCCTTACTTTCCCAAAACCGGCAATGTTTGGCGCCGATGCCCACTTCCTTCTCCGGGTAGCCGTCTCGCACCAGCGTGTCTTCCAGCGTCTCGCCGGGCACGGGGTTGTAAACTTTCGGGAAGCCGTGGCGCCATCCGCCGGGCGGGTCGTAAATCGTCGTCATGAATTCTCCTCTTCGTGGTGGTGTCTGCGGCCGGCTGGTGACCGGCGGCAGTGGTGGTTATATTGTGACGGTGTTGGCATTGATGTAGGCGGCCAAAGACCGCGCAGACTCTTCGGTCGGCGCCTCACAAGCGACTGTGTAGTTTGCATCCCAAACTTGATGCAGGACGCGAACCGTATCGCTTGCATCCGCAGGGCCGTTACCATCGGCATTGATTGGCATAGGCATGTAGTAGACCGGCAGATCCATCAAGCCACCGCCCTCATTGGTTCATTGTCGTTGGCTGCGCGGTAGGCGCCGGCAACCATTTCAGGCCGTAGAATATGGCGGCCGACTTCGCCGAACTTCTTGCTGTACGTGATGACCTTGGCGGAGCGTCCAGATAGCCACCCACCGCCCGCAGCGTAGGCGTCCGGAGCGGCAAGCGTCTCGTGGCGCTCGATGTACATCAGGCCCGACTTGCGCCCCTCGTCGCTATGCAAATGGCCAATGTGGCCGTATGCGTATTTTGAGCGACCGAACAGCTCCCTGAACATCCCGGCGAACGTCACGTCGACGTTGCTGATGCTGCGCTTATGGCCGTGATGCATAAAGAGTGCCGTGCTGCCCCACTCGTAGGCATAATAAAGAGAGGGAGAATTATCGACGGTGACGCGTGGCTCGTTTTCATAAATTGTCGCGAACATTTCTCGCAACCACGCCGATGAAGCCGGATCGTGATTTCCGGATGCCATGATGACGTGGACGTGCCGATGCTTCTGCAGGAGCATGTCGATAACCTGCCGCATACACCTGATGACAACCCTAATGATTTTCTGCAATCTCGAATCTGCGTCGAGGACGTGCCTGTGCGCTGGCGTTACCGACTCAAGTGAATCGTGATGCATCAGGTCGCCGAGCTGCCCAAACACGGCGGTATGCGCTTGCGGACTTTGGGCTATTGCTGCGGCGAACCAGTCGATGAATATCTGTTCGGCCAGCCGCAAGTCATAGTCTGAACCTGTCTCCTCACGCCACGCAAGCATTCCGAAATGATTATCGGACACTCCGTAGAAATTGAGAAGGTCTTCGCAGACGCTCGCCGGCGGCAACATCATCGTGACGCGCGGAAGCTCTTCCTTGAACGCCTCAACGGCCGACCGCATGGCGGCAATCTGTTGCTCCTTGTCCTTCTCGACGATATCCCAGCGGGCGATCGTTCTGCCCTGCCCATCGGAAAGGTTCGAAATACGCTTATGCGCAAAGCCCTCCGGCATCTCGAAGACTTCGCCGGGAGCCTTGACCTGCTTCACCCAAGCGCCATCTTCTGTCTTGCTGGCAATGCTCTTGATGGCGAAGCCCGGCAACACCGGCTTCGTCCCAAGCATACCGCGCTCAGCCGCAACCTTCAATCTTGATTGGAGTGTCTGGCGCGGCAAGCCAAGTAAAATTGCCGCTGCTTTTTGTCCGCCAAGCGCGATGAACGCGTCTGCGGCTTCTTTGGCTAGTTCGTCACTAAGGGGAGGAGTAGGCAAATTAGGATTCCTTTGTTCGTGCGGCGAGCATTGCGTCGGCTTCGGAGTATTTGAGCGCGGCGCGATAGCTGACGATGTTCTCGACCGTCATGGCGTCCTTGCCGTTCAGGGACAGCATCTCAAAAACCGAGTTCCACGGAATGTCGGCGGCCATAGCGAATTCGTCTCGGAGTGTCTTTGTGTCGATCATTTCGCCACCACCCTAGTAATCATGAGATTGATTGATCCCATGATGAAGCCAAACCAATACGACGCATCACTTTGAACATGGACGCCGGCGGCCAAGAACAGCAGCTTTAGTGCGATGTAGGCGGCCACAAGAGCAGCGACCGTGACGGTGAATCTTCCTATGGCTTCCATCATCACGCCAGCCGCCACACCAGCACGCACGGCGGATTGCGGCACGTCTTTTCCAACTGCCGCGTCTCCATCGGCGCTGGCTGGAATGCATAGGTGATGCCGCTGAATAGAAGCGCGGCTAGCGCTATAACGAGGACTTTGTAATATCTCATGGCGTTCTCCTCTAGTTCGTGGTGGTGGCTTTGGTCGTGGTGATTTTTACACTAAATCAATTTGACAAATTTGTCAAGATGGACAATGGCGGGAGTGGGTTACTAAAAACAAAAAAAGCCCGCTCGCCGGTTAGGGCAAGCGGGCTTGTGTTAGCTGCGAGTGGTAGTGCGCCGAGGCGGATTTTCGTAAAGGCGATCCATACGCCCGCTAAGGCTGGCAAGACCGCTATCAAGGCGATCGCTCAAGCCGGCGAGCCCGCTATCGAGCCGGTTGCCGAAGGTCTCCATCGCGCGCATGATTTTGTTGGTTTGCTCTTCCATGCCGGTCTTGGTTGCGAATGTTTCGGCCGCGTGGACCTGATGGGTGGCTAAATCGGAGATCGCCTTGTCTGCCTTCTCTTCGGCCGCCTTAATTCGCTCGTTGGCGGCCTTTTCGACCTTCTCAACGCGACCGTCGATCTTCCACCAGATGGCCCAACCAGCGCCGGCGACGGACAAGAAGAACATCACCGCCTTCATGATTTCTTCTGGCGTCATTTCCGACCCGCCAATCTGCGATCGCGGTCAGCGTAGTAATCGCGCAACGCGCGCTTGCTGCGCCCGCAAGCGATTAGGGCGCTGCGATCCTTGATCCAGAAGCCTTCCGTCTGCTCTTGCGTCAATTCCTTGTCGCCGAGATCCACCGGCCGCGGGCAGTCTTTGGTGAGCGCCGAATCTGGCGCGGCAAGGTGCGGCATAGGAGGCGGACTAACGTACTTGGTTGATGCGCTGCACGCTGGAAGCGCCAAGAGCAGGCTTGCCAGCATCAGGATCTTGGCTAGCTTCACGCTGCAGCTCCTCTATTTTGTTTTGAAGGGTGTCGTTATCGTCCTGCATCTGCGCGATGCTTCGGGCTTCGCTGGCCTTGGCTGCGTCGTTCACTGCGACCTGCCGTTCGATCTCGTTGGCGCGCGCCGTGGTGGCGTCGGCCTGCATCTGCGCAATCTGCGCTGTGTAGGCCGTGGCGGCCCGCTGGTAGCCGCGGTGGTCGGCGAGTACATACACGCCAGCCAGAAGCGCCAAGGCAGCCAGCGCGCCGATAAGCCAGCGGCCTGCCGTGCTTGCGAGTAGCGCCATCATGATTTCACCTCGGCAGCAGGCAGCCCCGAAACGCAGAGCTCCGCCTCGCCGATGCGCTGAGCGTCCCCCATCTCGCGGCGGCGCACGATACCGACGATTACGCGGCCGCCTGCCTTGTTGAATGCCGTCGCAGCCTTGCAGCTCTGTTCGAATTCGCCAGCCCTGCCGAGGCGTGCCGCCGTCGAATTGCAGGTGGCGCCAACTCCGATGTTCCACGAAAGCGAAAGCATCATGGCGCGCCAGCTCAGCGGCTTCTTGTCCCAATCGCCAACGCAGGCAACCAGCGGCTTGCGATAATCCCGCTCCATCTTGACGGCTACGCGCTTGTTGCAGCCGGCGGGCGTCTCGACCATACCGGCCTTAACGTTGTCGGTGTCGCCGTCGCAAATCGTCCAGACAGGATGCTTCGGGATCGTGTCGAGATAAGCCTTAAGCGATCGGCCTTCCCATGGCTGGACAAGCGTTTGCACAGCCAGCGCGGTGTCGTCATGAACGGGCGACTGGCCAGGGAATAGCGCAACGCTTCCGCTAATCGCCGCAGCGACCACAGCCGCAATGGCTGCCTTGCCGCGCTTGGTGGCGACAATCTTATTTATCGGCATTGGCAGGATCCTTTTCGGGCTGCAGGATGAATCGGCCGAGATACGCGCCGCCGAGGAGGACAAGCGTGAGCCACCACGGCATGTAATTGGAGACGGACGGCACAACGTTGAGGACGATGTCGGCGAGAGCGGCGAGCTCCATCAGCCGCAGCGACCAGGCGCGCCGAAGCACCCGGCGGGCGTCGGGGATGAGTTTCATTTGATTTCCTGTGGATAGAAGTTGCGGCCGATCTCTCAAGACATCGACTATCGGTTGAGATGGTGCCTTTCTAGGCCATCCCAACGAGGAGAGATTCGATGACTGGTGAAATATCGCTTGGACAAGCAATGAAACGGATCGAAGAGCTCGAGGCTCGTATTCGTCAGATCGAGAACAATGTAGACCTAAAGCAAGTAGGTTTTTGGAAGAGCGTGCTTCAACGCCTGATCAATCAAGATATGATCCGCAGCCTGTTCCATACCGAAATTCTTCGTGAAGCCGGCTTGATCCAAAAGGCTTCAATTCTAGCGATCGAAGCCAAGGCAAAAGAACTATTTGTCAATGAGCCTGACTATTCGCTCACCCCACGATTGGCCGACCTGAACCTACAGGCGGTCATGAGTGAAATGCGCGGGGAGTATAAGAGTGCAGATGATTTCAACCCGATGTTTGCTAACAAGAAAACTGATACTTGAGCCCACGTCTATCCGCCTCGCATAGCGCGATGTGTAGATGCCTTTCGGGAATACTCCGCGGGCCGTGGTCTGGGTAATTCTGGATCTCCGTGCGAAGTTCTTCGTCGCTCCAAAGCCTCACGGCTTCTTGGATCTGCTCTGCTGTTTTTGTCATAGCTGTTCCTTTATTTCGCATGCGAGCGCGCGAGAACGCGCCGCCAGCGCGGTACGAGTTTCATAGCGATGTCCTGAAAAGGAAAAGGCCCGCGTTAGCGAGCCTTTGTGTCGTGATTGAAAGCAGTGTAAGTTTAGTACTGGCCGCCGGCCTTTCTGACCTGCGCAATGAAAAGCCAACCGTTTGGCGCTGTGTTGGTTGCAGGCATCATTGGCTCATGCCGCTTGAGCCTGCATTAGTTGAATGATATTCGATCCTAATGCCTGCTAAGTTTTGAGACGAAAACATTGCCGATAGATTGAGATATCGACGCTTTATATTAACGGAGACTTATTAATGGATAATTCGGAAACGGTGACGAGAGCCGATGTCATCGCATGTTATAAATATTTGCTCGGCCGCGAACCTGAAAATGAAGAGACCATACTCTGGCATCAGCAACGCAATGGCAGCGTTGTCCAACTTGTAGACAGTTTCGTTAAAAATGGTGAATTTGCCGGTCGATTTGGCGTCTTTAGAACCGGCATGTACTTAGACGCGAACAAGTTCGACGTTCGCCTCGACGCGACCGAAAGGCAGATCGAAACACTGCTGGATCGAACGGCGGCGACATGGCGTGAGCTCGGCGCAGAGGAACCGCATTGGTCAGTCATAACCGATCCCTCTTTCAGATCAGGCAACATAAACGACAACCTGACGCAATTTTATGCCACCGGAAAAGATCAGATAGAACTTATCGGCGCGCTTCTCGAGCGCAACAATCTGTCCTTCCGTTCTGTGGGGACATGCCTTGATTTTGGTTGCGGAGTCGGTCGGCTGACACTCCCGCTCGCACAAAGACATTCAAGAACGATCGGGGTCGATATATCGAAGGCGCACATCACGCAAGCAGAACAGGCGGCAAAGATTTTCAACATCAACAACGTAGCGTTTCAAGACATCAATAGCGTTGCCGACATCGACAATTTGCCCACTTGCGGTCTATTGGTTTCGCTTATCGTGCTGCAACACAATCCGCCGCCGATCATGTGCGCGATGTTGCAAAAACTGCTAGGACGGCTAGAGCCTCGCGGGGTCGCAGTCTTCCAACTCCCCATATTCAAAGCTGACTATTCCTTTTCGGTAGAGGAGTATCTAAAAACGCCTCGCTCTCACGACATGGAAATGCATCCACTACCGCCGCGCTATGTGTTTAAGGCGATTGCCGATGCGGGTTGTTCCGTTCTTGAAGTGCGTGAGGATTTGCACGCGTACATGGTGAACATGGTGTCTCAAACGTTCCTAGTGCAACGTAAGTCCTAAGCGATCCTTTGCGCAACAGGCCAGCATTAAGCCGGCCTGTTGCTGGATTCTTACGGCTGGAAGATCATCATGGCATCACAGCGCATTCGCGAAAGACCCTGAGAAACAAGCCCCGCGTATCCTTCGGTGATATTGGGAGACGCCACCGTAGCAACCATCAATCCATCTTTGTAAACAAGGATGCCGCCGGCCGACGATACGGTCATAGAGAGCGACCCTTCGAAATCCACGCCTGACGTAAAGACGCTCGCTATCGTGGTGGTCGTTACCACTCCGGCTACGATTTTGTGGACCAGCAAACTCGTCGTTGACCTGACCGCCATAATTTGATTGTCGGACAGGAAATCACTCTGCGCGCCAAGGTCGCCCATCAAAGATATGCCGCTCACGCGGTCGGACGGCAACAGCACCCGGCTTTCTATAAAGCCGCCCGAAGGGATCTTCTGTTCGGTGTCTCGCGCCGCCCACCAATCAGTAAGCGACCAATGCACGGACGGCGCGCAAACGCCAGACAGAGAAGATTTGCGATATACCCCGCGGGTCGTGGCTATGCCATCCACTCGCTCGAAGCGAATGCTCTCTATGAAGGCAGTTTCTGCACTTTCATTGCGAATATGCATAAGGCGGATACCACGATGCAGCTTCGGCCCCTTCATGCGGGTGCGCAAGAAGGAACCGTCATTTTCCGCTATCAAGACTTGCGAAAACCAGCCTTGGGCGTAAGTGAATTTGATCGCGCGGGGATCAGTTCCAGCGTTCACTAGCGTGATAACAGGTACACAGTCATCGTCAACCCGGCAGGCTATGCTAAAGTTCGTGTCTGTAGGAAGCGCGACGAGAAAGTGCGTCCAACCTGATGCAGGGTCAGGATTTTGCCGAAAGGTTGATTCCCATTCGTCAATCAGGCGGTCTTCCACGAAGTATTCCGCACCTGGCACAGCTCGGCGTATTTCTTCGCCATGCGTAAAGAGCGCGGCCAAATGTGCACCGCACTCTACGTACCCGGCTGGCGCAAGATGCACGCCGTCCGTCCACACAAGACCAGTCGAGTTGATCTCCGGGTCATATATGCCAGATAGCTGCTCTGCCAGGTCAACAAACGGCACGCCATACTGCGCTGCCACTCGACGAGCGGCCGAAACATAGCTGCGCAACACCTTGTCCTGATCGCGGTCAAGCACTGGCGGAGGTCCAAGAATGATCACGGCCGCGCCTTTTGCGAGCTCCCGTTCGATCATAAATCCGAGATTCAGCCTATATTGGTCGACCGGTACGAGACCTTCGCCGCCGTAGTTATTAGCGTCGTTGTGGCCGTACATGATGAATGCGACATCGGTCGCGGAGGCCGAAGCCCACCGCGTAGTGCCCACAATGGTATTATCGCCTGGGAATCCGCGATTGATTACATTGGCGCTGATGTTCGAGAAGAACAGAGCGTTAGAGAGCGTTTCAGGGATCGGGTTTGGCGAGCGAGTTTGCGTCGCACCGTTTTCCGGCGGAAGAAGGCCGGCAGATACCAGATCCTGACCGTACGTGATGCTATCGCCGTACATTGCGATGGAGATCGTTTCGCCCGCACGAGCCTTTTTGATCACGTCGCCAAGGTTATTACGCGTGCCGGGGTATATTAGGTTTGGCGAGAACTCCCACCATGCGCCGCCAGCACTTTGAAATTTTCGGAATTGCGATGGTTCAGCGCTAACACGCTTAAACGCACCTCCTTGTCCGTCTCCGAGATCAGTTTTAGCGTCGACCCGGATTGTATCAATGCCGCTAGGCACATTGACAGAACTCATGCCGTCGATGGTCGGGTACGATCGCGCCTGCTCAGCAACAATGCGCCAATCTGCTCCGTCTGCGCTTTGAAACTCGCCAGTTCCGGAGGCGACGCGCTCGTACGTCGCGAACCCGCCGTCGCCTGCGGCAGCCTCACCCAGAACCTCCACTTGCTTGACAGATGCGGGGACGGTCGCCGCTACCAAGTCCGACCTTGTAGCAAGACGCAAACTATTCGGAGTTGTTACCTGCCCCTCGAGTGCCGTCAACCTCGACCCTGCGTCAACGCTTTCCAGCGCCGTAACCTGCCCGGTCAGGGCCGTCAGGTCCGGAGAAAACGCCGAAGCATTGGTGATATCTGTCCAGCGAATGACCTCGACGTCAGACTGCACCAAGGTGCCAAAGGTCTGAACGTAGGGGCGGCAATAACGCGCGCCATCAGGGCTGACGACGTTGACGCCACTTGCTGAGGATCGCGACACGACTGCAGCTACGGTAAGCCTGCCGGAACCGGAGGTTACCCCCAGCAAGTTTTGCACAACTGTTTGTGTCGTAGCGCCGCGCGCCTGATCATACCAAGCTAGAGCGCAGCGGATTGCATCGTTGTCGGGATCCGGGGAATTGACGCGACGCTGCACAGCGTATTCAACAAGGTACTTCTTGCCAGGCTCCAATGGATAGAGCGATCGAGAAGCAACAAGGCCATCACCAACCACCCGGATTACAAGGCCAGCATCACCGAAACTCAGGCCCGACGAGGGATAGTTTGGCAAGGTGGCAGGATCTCCGCCGGCAAGCGAGGTCGTGTAATATAGATTGGACTCACCGGGCCGGGTGTGGACAGGCATAGGTAGCGGCACCGCGGCAATTGCGACGTTACGAGCATCCGTTTCGGCCTGAAGTGCCACTTGCGCAGCCTTGCTATCGACAAGGTTGGCCTTGTCGATAGCCTGGTTGATCTTGCTGATGGATTCAACGTCCCCCACCGAAATTGGTGCGATTGTCATGCGATATCTCCGTGCGTAAGTGATCCGGCACGCAGCCGGAGGCGTCAAGCGAAATTTTTTAGATGATACTGACGGTAATCGGCCCGCTTGACGGACCAGCGATGCCAGATCCGTTGACCGGCATAGCGTAGTAGTCCCATTGCCCCTGCGGAGCACTTGAGGGTGTTTGTGCGTACACTGCAACGTCGTCTACTGAACCGACAAGTGTCGCGCTGGCAGCAATGGCGAATGTGTCGTTTCCGCTTATAGAAACAAGCGAGCCTCGGTAAATGCCGTCTGCCGATATCGTCGGCCCACTGACGTTCGCGCCACCAGTGAAGCGGGGGACGACAACGCCGGCGGAAAGACCAGATACCGTCAACCCATAGCGCCAAACAGAACCAACAATGCTACCTGGCGTAGGGCTAAGAAGTTGCGATATGGCGGCCGCCGTCCCGGCTGCGTGCGTTGCTTTGCCCGCGGCTATTGTCCAGCCTGTGCCCTTGGACCATGCGCCGGGGTCAACAGAGAAGTCACCATTTGAAACTGCATTCGTTATGGTGGCGTCGCCGTCAGTGTAGCTGTAGGTGCCAAGCGGAGAGACCGCCAGACTTGCGATCGGAGACTGTGAAGCCGGATTAAACGCCGTGCCTGATGTGACTCTATAAATCGCAACAGACTTGATGTGCGCGTCATTGCCGGTCGCAAACGCAAGAACGGCTTTGCCCAAATGTGGCGCTGAATCGCTATTGCTAAACGATGGCAGATCTGCCGGCGCCGTCGGATCGACGGTAGACGTTACATCTGCCGTCACCGAGAATGGCCCATAGGAGTCATTCGAGCCAATGAATGCGACTTCGATGTCCAGCTCTGCGTCAACCGGAACCGGATTCGTGTTTAGATCGATAAAGCCTCCCGCGGGGGGGGCGTCAGGAAATTGCTGTTCAATCCAGGCACCTGGATTACCCCCGCCTACATCGTGCAGGCGATAGCGCACCACTGGCGTGAGGCTGTCATCTTCCGGGTCGATGATTACGACTCGGATGTATACAGAGCCGCCATTTGGCTTTGCCTGCACCAGATTGATGACTGGCGTCGCGATGGTGTCTGAACTCAAGACTTGCGGAACTGGTGGCTGCTGGCCCTCATCAACGGCCGGATTCCAATCATCGATTGTATCCGGGTGTTGAACGATCTGCATCGAATAGCCGCCACGCGTAATCGCCACCGTAGACGTGCGATTTTCGACAAGCTTGCCGTCGAGCCGCGGTAGGCGATTAGGCGTGCTTAAGCGAACCCACCGGCTATAGACGGAATTTAGACCAGATGACCTAACGTCGATAGATCCTTTGACCTTCTGCAGAAAACGCAGCCAGTCGCGCTTTCCGAGCCTGCGAGCCTGGCGCCATTGATGACACCAGCCGTAATCTCCTTCCTGCGCGAGCACACGGCCGGCTTCTAACTGCGCTGCGGTATCTTCGAAAAAGTCCGTATCGCAGGTCGAATAGGCGGTTTCTGGATAGGTGAATTTCGGAACTAGCCGGTTGCACTCATCCTCGAAAAGCACGTCATATTGAATCTGATGGCCGATGATATCGGCATCAGTCAGCGTTTCGACGCGGCTTTCTCTGAACTTGCCGACGGTGAGCAGCAACGCGCCATCGCCGCGCTCGCACATCCACCCATCGCACGTCGCTAGAATTGCGTTCGTGCCGACCTTCGGCCCGTTTTCGGTCGTGTCGAAGCCGTTGCACTCGTAGCGCTTTTCTGTACCACCGCCCGCAAGCGGTACGTCCTCGTCGCAGATATCGGCCTCTTCCTTCCACATATCGATGACAGGAAGGATGGCCTTGCGGTAATCGCGCCGCTCGCCAAATTCATTGAAGCACTGGTGCCACGCCAGAATGAGCGCGCTGTTTTGCGTCCAAGTCCATGTGGCAGGATTGTTCGGGTCTTGCGCCGGGTCGCGGAAATCCCAGCACAACGCGCCATCAACCTCGACAGACAGAGACGGCGCCCCGAATGGGAAACGCTTCTGCTGGTTCTTGGCTTCGGTCGACTCTGCAATCATCGCAACGGACGCTTGTCCGTCGCCACGGTGATTGTTCGTCCAAACGCCAGATGCCGCCAGATCTGCTACCAGCGGCGCATAGGCCGTCTCCGTCGCTAGACCAAGACGAGAGAATATGCGGACGTTGTTGCCATACCGGCCGTTGTTGTCATTGGTGGTTGTGCCGCTTCCGTCGATCTCGACTTCGTCGTCGTGCAGCCAATAGCGGTTTACCGCATGTATGCGATGTCCGGCGATGGCCTGGACCGAATAGAGAAACTTGCCGCTTGCCTCCCAAAGCATATATGCGCCGGCGAGACGTGTGCGACCGACAACCCATGAGCGATTGGGCACGCCCTGCGTCTTCGGAACCTTGCCGCTTTCAGGCTTGGGTGGCTTCGGCGCCATCAACATCTGAACGCCGACGGCTAGAGCCGTGGTGGCGACAGCAGATAAGATCGAGGCAAAAGAGATTGTCGCCGTGCCGATCGTGATACTGCCGGTAACGCCCGCCGCGATGAAGAGCGGCGTGAAGATTGGGTCGCGTCGCGCAAGAGGATAATGCGTCGTCGTGTTCTTTAGCGAGGCTTCCCAAATCGCACGCTGAATCGGTAAAGCGTAGGCGTGATCGTAAAATCTCTCCCTCCTCAACACACCACCTCCCACGCAGCAATGAATTCAGCCTGCTTCGCCCGCACGCCTCCGGGTCCGATCGCGGCCCAAAGCGGCCCAAAGCGGATCGCGCCTATTTCTTTCACGTCGCCATCGAGGCCGGATGGCGCGCGGATAATGCCGATGTCGCCAGTCTGCGGTTCGTCGGTGCGCTTCAGGCCAGCACGAGCCGCATAGGTGCCTACAAGCGCGACAATGCCGCCATGAGCAGCCACAAGCGCGGCTGCCTCTTCGGCTGTGCTGTATGTGCCGCGGAACTCCTCGACTGGATCAACGCCGGTTACCTCTGCGACCCACGAGGCGCAGAACATCAGGCAGTCGTCGCCAGCAGCGCCGCCCCACCGGAAACGGTGCGACGGCTTCTCAAGCCATTCTCGCAATGTCATTTATTTGCCTTCGCTGTAGCCGTAGCCGTCAGTAGTTCGGCCACACTGGAGCAAGACCGCGCGCCAGGCGCTGCACCTGCTTGCAGAAGTCATCAGTCGGTGACAAAGCCTTTTGCATCGCGTCTGACCAGAGCGCCTGCGCCGGCCTCGAACGCGTCACGCTACCGGTAACGACGGAAAGGCTGAGTGTGATCGATGGTGTGGCGTCGCCCTGAACAGACGAGCTCGCCTCTGAAACGTGCGACGCCGTACCCTTCCAAATAGGAACGATCGGCCCCATGGGCTGATAGTATTGGTCGAGCGTCGCAATGCCAATTTGGACTGCTGCGCCTCGGATCGGCGGAATGCTGTCGATCGCCTTGGCGCTTGTCGCTGGATCAATGCCTGACAACGTAAAATCCACGCTGTCGGCCGTGCCGTTCACAAGCACCTGCAATTCCGGAACACCAATGAGGCGGCCGCCGCCCATGTAGACCGTGCCGTCCGCGTCGATGCTATCGAAGCGCGCCGGGATGTCGTTGATGCCGAACCAGATATGCAGCGCTGGATCTGTATCGATGCGCAGGAAGATGCCCAACTGATAGCTGCCGCGCATGGCGGCAATAGTCGCGTCTGGTATCCAGCCCATGCGGCCTCCAGAAATAGAAAAGGCCCGCGCGCGCGAGCCTATCGGTGGATGGGTGGGCGGGTGGCCTAGAAGGCTTCAGAAAACTGGATAGTCTGCTGCGTCACGAAAAACGCCTCGATGACCGAAGGCAACGTAAAGTCCGCCTTGAACTTGGCGACGAACCGAGGCCGCGCAAACTCGACGCGCGTGCCGACCGTTACCGCCTCACGAAGAGGCGGCGAAAGTGCCAGCGTATAGACAGGGTTTTCTTCAACGGTAACCGCGAGCACATCCCAATCGCGGTAGGCGCGCCAGCCTTTGGTAGGATGGCTAATCGAAAACCAGTCGCCCTCGATTGCGCGAGAAAACCCAAAGACGCGCACCTTAAGGATGCCTGCATTCAATGCTGCAGCCTCCGTCACCTCTCCGTAAACGGTAGCTTCTGTGTAGTCTGTGCCAACCGAAAACAGCGACCCATCTGAATTTGGAATCGCGGTGACAAAGGGCGTCGGCAATCTACCGATCGTTGGAAACGGACCATAATAATCCGTCGGAATCGGCACTACGATGTATCTAAACCCACCGTTCAGCCTTGCGCCGAGCCGGTTGATGTATCGCATCTGTTCTTTGCTGACGATCTTGCAGTCCTCTAGGGTGGCGGAGACAAGTCCGCCGCCACTCATTTCTATCGTCTGGGTTTCGCCAAGACCGTTTCGACCGCCGTCGATCGCAGATCCGACCACGTCATAACTTGCCTTTGGGCACGCCAGAAAGTCCAAATCTAGTATCGGCTGGTTAATCAGGCTGCCCACGACTATCCCTTCTGAGCGTTAAACCGGCTCTGCAATGTTCCAAAGCCGCCGCGCTGTTGCTGCTGGTTGTATTGTCCAAGCCCCTCGCCCACGCCCTGCTTTACAAGCTCGCGTACGTGGTCATCCCCATTCGCGCCGTTGATGTGGACCTGCAGAACGCCAGGCTGCCCGCCCCTATCGCCCGTCGCCGCCATTGTCGGCCGCAAGGCTGGCGCGCGAGGCGCGGAGACTAGCGCCGGGGTGACTAGGCCGCCGTTGGCGTAACCCTTCATCATTGTCGACAAAGCCGGAACGCCGATCTTGTCAACGATGTGCTTCGGCACGACGAACTCGCCGGCGTGGACGATACCGGCAGGCGTGTTCTTGCCGCCGGGGCCGGTGTAGCCGCCGTCGGCGAAGAGACCAACGCCACCGCTTGCCAGCGCGCCTGCAAACTGCGGTGAGGCCGCAGCAACGGACGAGCCGTAACTGGTAAGCCCGCCACCGAAGAGCCGCGAGAACAAGCCACCAATGCCGGCTGATGGAGCCGCTGGGAAAGCGCCTGCGCCGCCTAGTTGCTGGCCAAGTTGGCCGAGGCCCTGCGTCGTCGAATTGGCAGAGCTAGCTACCTTGCCAAGCGCGTTCGCAGAATCGGTTGCCCGTCGCGCCTGCACGCTCATGGCGTTAACCCATGTCGTCTGCACGCTATCGGCTGAGTTGCCGGAAAGCATTTGCACTTGCTGCTGGCCGCCGAACATGCGGGTTGAGCCGGTAGCAAAGCCGACGTGGCCGCCGGCATCAGTTGCGCCAAGGCCGCGGTCCTCAACGAGAACGTCGCCCTTCAGCACCTTTGACGGATCAATTTTCGTTCCCCAATTCAGGAACGAATTGGCGGTAAGCGACCCCGTTCCCTTGACGCCAACCTGCGCCAGAGAGGAATTGACGAACGCCGCGCACCAAGCCGTCTGCGCAGCGTTGATGTCGACGCCGCCCTGCTTCAGAAACGAATTTATCTGGCCGTTGTTGGTGTTCTCGTTCGCGCCGAATAGCGACATTGCCTTGTCGACGGCTGAGCCTGTGCTGGTGACGGCGCCGGCAGATGTGCCGCTCGACGACCCGCCGCCGCTACTGCCACCGCCTAATATCTTGCCGACTACGCCCACGCCGGCGGTAGCAATGCCGCCACCGCCACCCGTGGCTGCGCCACTCGTGCCAGTACCCAAGATAACATTGGCAATCTGATTGAACAGATTATCCCAAAGCTTGTCGGCTTCCTTCATCAGCGCGTTGGATATGGCTGTGCCGAATGCCTTGCCTATGCTGTCGCCGTTCTTGACCAATCCGTCTTTGAAATCGGTCATGAATCCGGTGATGGCCTGCCGGTTGTCATCCATTTGCAACGACTGGCGAATCTGATTTGCTTGCGGGCTATTCAGATCCTTGTTGTCAATGCCGTATTGCTGCAGCGTGGTCGCAACCTGCCGCTCCTGCGACGGCAGGGCTGCTAGACGGTTATGGTCGGCTAGATCCTGGCTGAGCTTTGCCTTGGCGGCCGCGTCTGCCAATCTGCCGAGCTCGGCTGTTTTCTGCTGAATTCTGGCAATTTCCGCCTCATCAGCGGGAATGCCGTCCTTCGCAGCCTCAAGGCGAATTTGCGAGGTAAGCTCATATTCCTTCCGAAGGGCAGCCTGCTCACCGGCCGTTTTGCCGATAAGAGCTATTTCCTGCTGCTGGCTCTCAATCGCTTGGTTAAGCGAATCCGATCGAGATTTCGCCGCATCCCTAAGCTCTATCTGCTGACGATTGGCCTCTGCCTGCACTGCTCGAGCAGCGCGCGCGTCAGCGCCGCCGCCTTCGTCTGCATTGGCGGGATGCTGCGCGCGCGAAGAGGCGGCTGCAGCGGCAATGCGTTCAGCGAACGTTCTAGCCGATGCTGTCTGCTGCTCCGCCGCGAACTGCGCGTTGACGTTGGCCAAGTCTTTTGCGCGTCGCGCAACGTATCCCGTTAGCGCGTTGCGGTCGGCTAGCCCCGGACGCGTATCCTCGCGATCGATTGCTTGCAGTTCTCTGTTGAGCTTCTCAACATTCTGCGTGAGTTGGACAATATCTTTGCCCTTGGCTATGAGCTCGTCAGCAAGTTTGCCGATGCCTTGCTCTTCGCCGATCTTATGAACCTGATCGACGAATTTCGAAAGGCCGTCAATGCCTTGGACCTTCAGGAGGTTGATGGCGTCCTGAAATGGCTTGAATTTACCGCTAGAAGAAAAGGCAGCGTCTGCGATTTCCTCTACGGCGTCCGCAGTTGCCCTAAGTGCCTGCGGATTGTCCGACGACTTTACCAGATTGTTGTAAAGGTCTTCGACATCCTTGTTAAATGTCTCAAGATCGGTGTGGCCGTTCTTCACGCTCTCCAGCAATGCGGAGACAGGCGCGGCGAACTGCTTTTGATCTCCGTTGAGACTTTGCAGGTTGCCAAGCGCCTTGAGGCTGTTCGTACCATATACGGAGCTGCCGACTCTGGTGTCGTTTATGTCACCGACGAATCCGCCAAGCTGGTTTCGCAATACAGCATCGATGGATGTTTTCTGATTGCGCGCATCAGCGAGAACGAACGAGCCGCCCGCTACGTTGGTAGCCGTTACCTTGGTAAGTTCGCCGTATTTCTCCTTCAGGAGATCAAGCGTATCAGCATTATCTTTAAGAGCCTGATCGAGCTTCTTGGTGTCGCTCTCCATGCTGAGGAGCGATGCGCCAACGGCAATAGCGCCGCCGGCAAGAACGGCCGGGATGCTGCCGAATGCGCCAAGGATATCTGGCACCTGGATTGCGAGCGCCTGCAGATAATTGCCAGTGGCAACGCCCTGCTGCGCAACCTGGTTTACCTGCTGAGCGATGTTTCTGAAAACGAATGAATTGCTGCCAGCAACCTTCTCGTTGTCGTTCTGCGCAGTTGGCTTTTTGCCTTGCGGAGCGCCCTTAATGACTGCGATGCTTGCAAGGGCAGCTTGCCGTTGTCTGGATAGCGCCGCGGTATATTCATCAGCGCCGATGGCGCCGCTTTTATAAAGCGTGCGAATATCAGAAACTGCAGACTGATATTGCTTAATGGTCGAAAAAAGCGGGCTATACTTAGCGCGCAAAGCGTCCAGCGCCTTGCCCTGATCGGCAAGCGCGCCGTTCCACTCCTTGGCGGCGCTGGTGCCGATGCCAACCATGGAATTGATGCGCTGCTGTAGCGAGCTGGAGATGCCCTTGTCTATCGCTCCGCCAAGCGCAGTAAATTTCTTGGAAATCTTATCTGTAGCGCTGGTAACGTCGCTGTTGAACTTGTCCAGTCCGCGCGACGCGGCGCCCATGTCTGAGCTGACGGTAAAGACTAGATTATTGTCGTTGTCAGCCATGCTTATTCCTTAAAATAAAATGGCCCGCCAGATGGCGAGCCTTAAATCGGGGTGGCGCTAACCGTACTTAGCCAGCAAGCCAGCCATTTCGTTTTCGCTTGGCGCCGCCGGTTCGGTCTCGCCGCCCTGCGCTTCGTTGTGGCCACGAATAGCCTCAAAGAATTCCGTCATAGTGGCTTCCCAGAAGTCGACAGGCCGCCATGCTAGGCCACCTAACGCCGTCCGCATCCATTGGCGAAATGGCATCGGCTCGTCGTCAGGTGAGCCGGATTTGTTTACGCCGCCTCGTCGACGGCTTCCTCGTTTCCCTCGTCACCATCGAAGTGATGGGCCAGGATTGCCGAGAACGTCGCGCCACATGCGGGGAAATGCTTGAGCTTTAGTTTTTCGAGAGCTGCGACAACGTCGCCTTTGATGGTCAGCAACTCGATACCAGCCCAAGTGGCTGCCGCCTCAACGCCAGAAAGGCGCAAAAACAAATCGTTCAGCGACTTGCACTGCAGGCGGGTCGATACGGAGGCAAGCCCTTGCATAGTTGCGGCAAGAACGAGCTCTACGTCATCGATGACGAGACGCGCTTCGCCGCGCGCCTCATTGACTGCGTATTTGTAGACCGGCTCTTTTGCTGCCATGGTTTTCTCCTCTTTCGCCATGATTATGGTTCCGCCGTGAAGGTCAGGACGCCCGCCGCTTCAAAGGTAGCGCTGAAATCCATGTTCGGGTCTACGTCGCCGCTCAGGCTGGAGTTGGAAACGAAATACGGCCCCTCGAACGTGCCAAGACCAGGGACAACCACCTGCGCATTGAAGATGGTGGCGTTCATGACATGCGTCATAAAAGCGGTCGTGTTGGCGCTCTTCACGAATGCGCCTGAGCCGGTAAACGTACGCGACGCCTGGCCTGGTCGGCTGGTCTTCTGAACGACATCGCCGGGGTTGGTGCACGATGGGATGGTCGTGTCTACCGAAGCGGTGTCGAGGGTAAAGCTGCGAGTTTTCAGGCCGCACAGCGGATTGAAAACTTCTGGATCGGCCCCATCGCCAATTTTAATGAGGAGCAGGCGGCCAAGTTGCTGGCCGTCAAAAGTATCGGGCATTGTCGTCTCCAATAATGTGGTGGTGTGGTTGCGCGGTAGCGCGACGGTATGCCGACCGCGCTTACGTCAGCGGTTTTTCGACGTATGCCACTAGGCTGATAACCGCATGGCTCGTTAAACCGTCAGGATCGCGGAAAACCTGCGTCTGACGATGGTTCAAGGAAATCAGTCTGTTAGTTGGCAGCGTGAGCGGCGCGTGGTGCAGACTTTCAACTATGGAGTCGGCAACTCGCCGGACCTCCGGGAAGCCGACCGCTTGTGACCATGCGTGCATAGTCAAATGGACTTGGCCGCCGCTTATGCACGTTGCGTCATCGCGGATTGTCTGCGCCTCGCCGATCGTTGCGTACGGATAGGTGACTGGTGTCGGCGGCTGGTCGTAGAAGCGGCCGCCGGCAACTGAGGCAAAAGTCGCGTCTGCCTTGAGGCGCGCGACAATAGCGCCCTGCAATTCCAATTCGACGCTCGCCATCCGTCACCTACCTACAATCAGCTTTTAAAGAATTCTCTGAACGCCTTGTTGATGGCGTTGCGCTTTATTCTGTTGGCCGTAGCCTTGAAGGCGTTCCACGTCGGGTAGATGTGCGGCTGCGCCGCTGTGCCTGGGTGCAGGTTTCCATTGCCTTGGGTAAAGTCAGACCGACCCTTGACTGTTCCGCCGCCCGATGCCGTGTTGTGCGGCGCAGTGCCGTATTCCAAGAAACGCCAGATCCACGGCGCGAATAGGCCTGCCGCGTCTGGATCCTTGGTGGGGCTATCGCTGAAATTCAGCGCGCCTGGCTTGTTCTTGAGGAAATCACCCTCGATGCTCTCCGCATATTCCAAGGTTGCGCCTCGAGGAGCGGCGTCGCTGATCTTTTCCGCTACCTGTTCGACAATCTGAAGATTGGCGTCTGCGGCGTACTTGAGAGCATTCGGAACAATGGCCTTCAGGTCTCTCGTCAGTTGCGCGCGACCAAGAACTGTGACCTTCAAAGCCATTAGGATGCCTCGCCCTCAACCAAAAGCATTTCCAGATAAGCGTTTTTTTCATCTGGATTGACGATCGTCTTGATATCGAAAACGCGCTTTGGGTTTCCGCTAAGGTCAATTCCTGCGCGGGCATCGTACACGCGCCAACCAACCGCGCTAATCTGTCTGGTCGCCGTGATTGACCTGATAGTTAGGTTGTACGGCTGCTTCGATTGTAGGCGAGCCTCGGCGACGGCCTCGACATTTAGCTTGCTCGAAAAGATCGGCATCAAGCGCGCTGATGTGGTGAGTTGACTTACCCACTGCCCAGCAGTTGTATTGCCGTACTCATCTTCCACCATTTCGCGAGTCTGGAATGTCACTTGGCAGTTGAGGCTGCCGGCACCGCTACGTTTTGCCATTTCTCAGCCTCCCTAATCCTTCCGGCCTCGCGCAAGGCATGGCCTTCTCGCCAGCTGCGGCGGCGCACGCGCGAGTCACCAGATAGCGACCGTCCTTGAGAGGACCGCCATCTGGCTTGAATACGACGCTAACCGCAGGCGTGGCCCTCCAGCAGTAGCGGTCCAGAAACCGCACCCACATTTTACAGTGCGACGCCCGCGCTCTGGATGTCGACGGCGAGAATGGTCGTGCTTTTGGCAATACCAAGGAAGCATGTGAAATCGCCAGTCGCGAGGTCTGCTACTGGCGCAATGCCGCCAGGAGTCCCCGAGAGATAGTAGCCGACGCCTTTTGTCAGGACTGCGTTAAGCGTAAGGTCGCCTGATTTAAGCACGGCAACAGGTTGATTAATGGCCGCGCCGTTGAGTGCGATGCCCTTTGCGACCCGCGCCTCCGCAGTTGCTGAATCAGTGTCTGCCAGCATCCATCTGTTAATCGCGGATGACAGGTAAACAACCTGGCCAGCCGTAATTGCTTCGCCGGCAATGCCTGCGTCTCGGGTTGCATTGCTGCCCGCAACTACTGCAGTTGCGGTTACGCTGATATCGGTCATGATTTATCCCTTGGCGGCCTACGCGCCGCGCCTATGGTTACAGAGAAGCGCGTCTAGCGCGGTCCAATCGTCAATTGCTGCATTCTCGCGCACCTCGTAGGCGTCTGCGATAAACAGCAGGATCGCATGCTTGATGGCCGCCGGCGCGACATCGTATCCAACGACTGCGGTAACTGTGATGCGAGAATTGTGTTGGGCAACAGGCCATTGCTTGCCGTACGCCCTCACGATAGACGTATCGAGGCCGTCGGCGCGAAGCTCGTAGATATCTGCATCCACGGTCGCATTGGCGCCGTCTGTACCGACGTACGAAATAGACGCGATGGATTGCACCGGACCTTCAGGCAACCACTCGAAATCCCTGAAAGCATCACACTTGACTTCGACGGTCTGAGTTGCCAGACGCGTGTTGCAGTATTTCTCTGCGTGGTCGCGCGCGGCCGCAATCATCAACCCTAGATCTTCATCGTCGTCGCCAAAGTCGACGCGCAAACGACGCTTCACTTCGTCGACGGACACCGGCTCATCGGTTGCCGCCACCGTTATTTTGGCCGGATACCACATTGTGCTTTCTCCCGCGTCTTTCTACGATCGGCGCATCAACGGCGCGCTCAATGCTCTTCTCTTCAACGGGAATGGCGAACCCCGCAGCAACGATGCGCAACGCCTCGCCCTGCGGGAAGTCTCTCTCATCGCCTGGACTAAGTGAGTAGGCCGATCCAGAGAGACCAACCAGCATGCGGATAAGCATTACGGGCCGTTGCTTATGGTCAGAACGCCGGCATTGCTATAGAGCGCGCCAACTGCGGCCGGCTCAGTGGTGGGAAGGCCGGTAACAATGATGTTGCCATTGGCGTCGACCGTGAAAACGACGTTGCCAAGCTTTATGGAGCCACCCGGATCGACCGTCTGACGATCGCCGCCAATTTCGACGTGAACTTTTGCACTATAATCGGACATGTCGTCCTCCTGTTAGAGAATGGGCGGCCCGCTTCCGAGCCGCCAAAGCCGATTAGGCGTGAGTGATCAGGTGCTTGACAGCAGCGGTGTCGCCGAGCTCGCCGTCAAGGTAGATCAGGCCAGCGATGCCGAGATCAGGCCAGAAGCGCTCACGAAGAACGCCGATCAGCGGAGTGCCCACCTTGCGAACGAAGTACTTGCCGAAATCGCCGAACAGCATGACTTTCTTGGCCGCAGCCAGCGAGTCCATCGCCTGGTTGATCGAGTAGCGATAACCAAGGATGTTGCCGGGAACGCCATTCTGAACGTCGCCCATCGTCCAAATGTAGCGGCCGTCGCCGTCCTTCAATTTTCTCAACGCTGCGAGCGTCAGGTCGTTGAACATGAAGCGAACCTTCGGCGACTGGCGGTAAGCAGGATCGACCGAGTGGACGAGATCGATGATTTCGTCGTAGGTAATGGCCGCAACAGCTGCCGACGTGGTGCCGAGCGTAGATGCGGTAACAATGCCGTTCGGGTCGCCAGTGCCGTCGCCAGTCGTCAGTTGCAGGTTGGCGATGCGGCCGAGGCGTTCGCCGAGAAGCTGACCGAGCAGGCTTTCCATGTTGAAGATGGAATCGCGAGCGAGTTCCAGCGAGAACTTCACGAACTCGGTGTCGTAGCCGAACGAGTCTAGCGACTTCTGGCCGAATGTTGCGTCCTTGCTGCCGTCGTCGGTCAGCGCAACGCCTTCTGCGTGGGCGCCGGCGGTAACAGCAGTGTCGTCAACCGTCGGGATCTTGATCGAATTGCCGGACGACGTGGCGATCGTGGTGCAGATGTCCTCATCGTACATCGGTCCCCAGGCCTTCATCGACTTGATGATCTGGTTGGCGAGCTCGACGGGAACGGTGAAGCCGCCTGCAGTGGTCGTGCCGACCGTCTGGGTGCGCTTTTCGTCCTTGCCCTGCACGATACCGGCGCGGAGGATAGAGCGCTCTTCAGCAGAAAGCTCGCCAAGGTCGGCGCCGCCAGCCAGGAAGCGATAGAACACTTCGCGATATTCAGGCTTAGCGCCGTCGTCAGAGCCGCGTGCTTCGCCGTCGGATACCGGGCGCTTCTTGGCGCGCTCTTCAGCCGAACGCTCTTCGAAACGCTTCTCGATGTCGGCAAGCTTCTGCTCGCGCTCAATCAGCTTCTCGACCTTGTCGAAGTCAGCCATGATCGCATCGTGACGGGAATCGAGCTCGGCGGCGCGCGCTTCGTCGGTGTTCTTCTTGATCTCGTCGAGAGCTTCGCGAGCCTGCGCTACCAGATGGCCGCGCTTTTCATTCAGTTCCTTAAGGGACATGCTTTTCTCCAATAAAAAGCCCGCCGAAGCGAGCCTGTGGTGGTGTGGTGAATTGGCAGGAAGACCTGCCCTCCGGTGGTTGCCGGGTGACTACGGTGCTTCCTGCCGGATGCCCCGAATTCTCTGTTCCATTGCTGCGCGCTTTTCGGCTACGCGCCGAGCCGCGGCAGCCGCGTTCTCTTCTTTGCGTCTCTCCGCATCGTCGCGCGCATTTCCTTCGGCTCTGGCCGCCTCTAGCGACCTCATGCCGAGAGTTGTGTCGTCATAAGCCGGGAAGGCCACGGCAGAGACCTCAATCAAATTGAGGGCCTGTATGGTGCGCACAGGCATATCGCCTGTTTCGTCCCATGTTTCTTTGGTCACGCGAAATCCAAATGACATCCCAGAGATGTCGCCTCGGGAAACAAGTTCCCAAAGGTCATTGCCGTCGCTGGTGTTGGGGACGTCGATTTCGACGCGGAGCCCGGTGCCGTCCTCCTGCAACCGCAGCGTTCCTGACTTGGTGCGGCCGATGACGCGGCCGCAGTCATGATCAACTAAGGCGCGGACGTCGCCGCCGATCGCATCGGCGAAAGCGCCTGGCGCAATCTGCTCCTGAAAGTATCCGCCAATGTCCGCAAGCCGCTCAAATACAGCGGCGTAGCCAACCAGGGTCCTTTTATCGTTCTCCGCGCGCACCTCGACGCCAAGGCCGGCGGCGCGTTTTTCCATTTCAGTCGTCATGCGGCGTCAGCCTTATTGTCTTGATTGTCGTTCGCCGGTTCAGGAGCGCCATCAGCGGCGCCCACTGGCTGAGATCCGAGCGGTACCGTAGCACCCTGCACGAGAAGCTTGTCTGCCTCGCCGCCCTTGGCCGGGAGGTTCTCCATCCCGCGCACTTCATCTGGCGTACGGATAGCATTCTGAATCGCCGTTGCGTAACCAGCCATACGAGACGCGAAGTCTCCGCGAAGCAACCCATCCAGATTGTGCTCAACGTATCTGCTTGTATTCAGGCGGCCGAACATCTTAAGGTTCATCTCGCCCTCGAGAGCCTTAGCCCACTGGCCAATCAGGTGCTTAACAAGATGCAAGTCTTGCTGCTCAACGTTGCTGAACGTTGCCCGCGTCAAATCCTGCAAGAACACAGGCGGCAATTGCCATCCACGGGCGATTTCCTCGACTTGGAATCGCCTCGCCTCGATCATCTGCCCTTTGGCGGGGTCAAGGCCGACTGGTGTTAGCTTGTAGCCGGCAGGGATTGGAAAAACTGGCTCATTTGCATTCTTTGCCGCATCTACCGACCGCTTAATGTCGGCCTGCGCGCGCTTCATCGCCTCAGCGCCTGCTGGCAATGGCCCTTCAAGCGCCAGAGGGGGAACGCCGCCACCAGCAAAGAAATTTGAGCCGTAGTCGTTCATCGCTAGAGCTAGCTGAATGGCACGCGACGCCATAGTGACAGGCCCGTAGTGCCTAATGCCGCACGGCCTAAGCATAAACGGCACGTCGATGATATCGGCTGCAGGATATTCTTTATCCTCAAACTGATATACGACGTTCCAACCGTTGCGCTTCACGACAGTCTTGGTCGGATCCATCGGCCACAGCGCTTCGATGCCCTGCGGCGTCCGCTCAATCCATGCCAGACCACGGCCGCCGGTAAAAACCTGCTGCCAGAAGTACTGGCGGAACTTGAAGCCATCCATGAAATCGTTCGGATTGTCATGCACGACAGTTTCAAGCTTACCGCTAACACGAACCGGACCTGTCTTTGACGACCGATATGCATGAAGTGGAATAGCCGCGAGCGTCCTAGACAGAAACGTCACGGCAGCCCATACAGCCGGCACAGTCAAGGCACTGTCGATCGTGACATGCGGCAAATGCGCCGTCTGCACACCGAAGAATGCCAGGAAGTTTTCAGAGCTTACTGGTATAGTGGGATTTTCGATCGTTCCACGCGATTCCACCGCAGTTTCCGGTGATTTGTCCGCATTTCGGCGGGACTTGAACCCAAATATGTTCATTATGCCGCCTTATTGAGTGAAAATTCCGGGTCATCCCAAGGGCTCGCCGCGGGCTTGATGTCGACGAAGCCATCAACCGCCGCCCCTATTGCCATCGCGCTAGCGACAGCCGGGTCAATGCGAACGGTCGATTTCTTCTTCGAGAACCACTGGTTGCCCATGAGTGGGTCCGTTTCGATCGCAACACCCATTAGCGCGCCGAGCAGAACGGGCGAGCGGCGAAGCCTGATCCGCTCTTCAAGGATGAGCGTTTCTAGCGCCGCAACCGAGCCAGGCATCCAAAGACCAAGCGGAGGCTCGAGGCCGGCGTCTTTTGCCGCCTGCACCTTCTCTTCGTCTGGCTTTGCGCGTTTCTTGCCGCCCTGCGGATGCGCAACGGTCTTGATGTCGACACCATATTCGTCGAGCTCGGCTTCGAACTTGTCGAACGCATATCGGTCGAACGCCAAAACGCCTATGCCGTGCTCAGTGTTGAGGCGAGCAAACAGCGCAGCAACATGGTCATAGCGAATGCGCTGGCCTTCAGGTGCGTTGATGTAGCCTTGCTCCAACCACAGACGATATGGAACGTGGTCTTGCTTCGACCGTTCGTCCATCGTGTCGCGCGGCGTCCAAGCCTCAATCCAAAGATCGTATGTAGGCAAGTCCGCTTCCGTGCCATCCTCGCGCTTTACGCTCTTGGTGCCGGTCTCCACGGCGAATGCTGCGGCTGTCAAATCCTTTGCGCCGGACAAATCGAGACCGGCCGCGCAGATCTTCTTGCCCTTGTGCTCAACATACGGGTCGAAGTCGACCATCACCTTCTCAAGGATTGGCCGCGGTATCCAAGCCGTGTCGGCTTCAGTCCAAACGCAGAAGTGCAACCGCAAAATGCCGTTTCGCTTCGACGGAATGTCTTTGGCCTGGTTTACAACGCCAGCCAAATAATCGTGCTTCAGCGTCACGCCAAAAAGCGGATTCGCCTTCTGCCAGCATGTCGGATCCGTAAAAGGATCGTCGTCCTTGTCGAGCGCACACACATACGAAAACGTCGTGTCGTCGACCACCTCACCGACGTAGGTGAAATCGTCATCCGGCGTTTGCGTGCCGGCCGCCGCCTTGACTGCGTGCTGGTGTTCGTCCCAGCAAATCGAATTCCTATCGCTGCCCGAGTTCGTAATCATGAACAGGAGCGGCTGGCGCCGGAACTTAAAGCCGCGCTCGAGCATCTCGATGACCTTGCCATCAGGATGCTCGTGGATTTCGTCGCATAGCGCGATATACGGACGTGGGCCGCTGTGCGCGCCTTCGCGCGAGATCGGCCGAAAGAAGGACCGCTTCTTGAGGTACGAAAGATTCCAAACCGGGTTGCCACCCGACGGCGTCAGCTTCGACTTGAGCGAAGGCGACTGCTCGTACATGGCGACGGCGTCGCGGAACAGAACGAAAGCCTGGTCCTTATTGGCAGCGGCCGCATAGATTTCAGCCGCAGCCTCGCCGTCGGATGTTAGGCAGTAGTGCCCGATGCCAGCAGCAAGCGGCGACTTGCCGTTGCCTTTGCCTTCCTCGATGTAGGCGCGTCGAAAGCGTCGCAGGATTGCGCCGTCAGATTCTACGCGCTTCCATCCGAAGATTGAGCCGATCTTGAACTGCTGCGAGATGTGCGGATTGAACGGCCGCCCTTCGAACTGGCCGCCATTGAGGCGAAGCACAGCCGGGAAGAACCGCAATACACGACTGGCCGCCTCCGGATCCCAATGGATGCCGCGAGCCGGGCCGTTCTTGCGGTCGTCTTTATGTCGACGGCACGCGTTGCGCACATGCGGGCCGGCGACAATCTCGCCTTTGATTACGGCTTCTGCATATTCGTCTACGGGACCAGTCGGATAAGGTGGATTGAAATAGGCCGGGAGCTCGACGCTAGTCGAAGAACTCGTCGGCCGGATCCTTCTTTTCGCCATCCGGTTTAGCTCCAGCCTTGCTGGCATCAGCCGGCGTCGCGCCCATTTGCCCGTAGCACTGGCGCAGAAGGTTCATGGCTTGCACGCCAACGTCTTCGCCCTTCATCATCCGGCCGCGTATGTTCGCGGCGATCGCCAGGTGCCCTCGGTGGCTCCAGTTGAGCCAAGGCACTTCAGATGCAATTTCGCGCCATGCCTGTTGCGCGTGTTCATTCAGCCATTCGAAAGGCTCGCCGACGCTCTCGTCGACGGCTGGTTCGTTGCGGCTTTCAAATTTGGTTTTTTGCTTGTCGGCGTAGCCGGTAATTTCGGCTTTGGCCTTTGGCGTTCTCGGCCTAGCCATATTTTTTCCATTGCTATCTTGACAAAATTGTCAATTTTGATAGAGTGCGATTATAGGCTGTAGAGCATCGCTCCGGCCTCAGCACCCCCACACAAAACCTCAACTTTTCAATCGAAAAAATGTGTACGAATGACCCCCGCCGGTACCCGGCTGGTGCGACTCCAGAGATTCGACCCACCCCTCCCGGCCAAACCTTCCATCATACCACGTTTTTCCATGCTATGTCAACAACAAAATGCAACAAAATCATCGATTTATCTATTTATTTTCATGTGATGGGTGAGCTAAATCGGCCATCCATCCGCGCCATACCGCACCACCGTCTTGCCGTTGTCCTCAAGCTGGCCTCGTGAGGAATGGCACGGTTTGCATGTCGAGACGAATGGGCCATACCAGAACAGGTAAAGGTCGCCTCTATGTGGGGTTGCGTGGTGCACTTCGGTAGCGGCCGTGACTTCTTCGCGCTCTAGGCACCACTCGCAAAGTGGTTGCATCGACAACTGCGCATGCCGCAGCGCTTGCCAACGTGCGCTTTTATAGAGGCGCCTGTACTTGGCCGCTTCTTCGCTGCGGTGGTCAGTCATGCATCACCAGAAAGCAAAAGCGGCGAGGAGCCTGCATAACAAGCTCTACTCGCCGCACGATCGCCCGTCGCCAGAGGAGGAGATATAGCGCCAGGAGATGGGGAGCGAAGATGGCTGCGTGTCACAAACACCACGACAGCATAGTCGGCGGCCAGAGCTTGTGGTTTCTGGTTATCGCCTAGCCAGCGTCCGTCACCGGAGTGGGGCATCTTCGTTTTCTTGGATAGTTACCCGCAGCGTTCAGCGGCTGCACTAAATGCAGCATGACGGCGGGGCGGTCGCAACCGCAAAGGGGCGAGAACTAATTGAATAGTTCTCTCAACCCTTGGTGACTTGAGTGCGCATGGCATACGGTCACGCGGCACGACTGCGAAAGCGCGACAATGCGATGGACTCCAAAAGCTTTTCGCGCTTATCGATCTCTTGCCATTTTACAGATATGCTGCCTATAGCCATTCCAACAAGAATGCGCCCGCCAACTGCCGGCTGCGTTTTCTCGCCTTTTTGCCGGCCAATCTCAGTGTATGATTTACCGCCAAGCACGGCGTCTTCAAAAGGCTCGACCAGTGGGCCAAGCGATGACCGTAGCTCTGCAAGAATAGGTTTTGCATCAACGTGCGCATTGAGCACTTCGTCTGTCAGCTTTACATGCAGGCTTTCCGTCTTGACGACGCTGCCAGCGGCTATGTTGTCGTTATCGGCAACGACGGTTCTTCGGGCGGGCGTAGCGTGAGCGCCCTTGCTCTTTTTAATCTTGGACGATTGTTTGATTTCGCCATCGGGGATTTCTTTCCAACCGCTGGCTGCTGCAGCGTCAATATCGGCCTCTGGCGTCAATCGCTTGCTAACGCGAACAACCTCGCCGCCGTCAGACTTGCTGTAGTCCAGGCCCTTGAGTGGCTCGGCTTCGCATAGGGCGACAAGCTTGCGATAACGCAGAACAACGGCAACAGCATCGTTCTTCTCGTCACGACGCAGCGCCTCAAGCAGAGGGAAATCCTCGCTGCGGCTCTGCACAACCGACGGATCACCGATAGACTGGCGCTTTGCTATTACCTTGATCATCTTGCCCATGGCGCGCTTCTCCTCCTTGGCCTTCTTTGCAGCGGCCACACGTCCTGCTGCTCGATCCTCCGGTGTCGATTGGCGGCGAGGCGTGCGGATGTATGGCGTGTCGGCAATAGGCTCCCATTTGCCATCGACTTTGTGAAAGCGGGTCTTGGTTCGGTATGGGTGCGGCTGGTCGCCGGTGTACGCTACTCGGCCTGTTGCATCCAAAACGTCATCGTCATCGCTATCGGCCATTTTCATCCCCTTAAATCGTCGTGGTGCTATTGCGGTAGGTGTAGTTATATGATAATTTGACAAATTTGTCAAGGTGGACGGGTTGGCGATGAACAAAGAAAAGGCCGCACGATGGCGGCCTTGGTGTGGGGGTGGTTGGTGGCGAAGTTAGAACCAGTTTGGCTCGCCAGCATCGTTGAGGCGCGGAAGTAGTTCCCGACCGCGGCTGTCGTAGCGGTCGTCGCATGAGATGCCGTAGCGACGGGAAATGCCTTCGTCGCTGTCGTCTTCAGCGTCGGCGCTCATCGTATCCATGTATTCGATGTTGAGATCTTCGGCGATATCCGTCGCTGTCATCCCGTTAGCCAGCATGTCTGCGATGCGCTCGATTTCTTCTCTTCTCATGTCTCGCCTCCTCAGTGTGGTGCGTTTCGGTAATTCTGTTCTAAGCCGACTCGACAAATTTGTCAACATGGACGAAATGAAAAACTACAAATTTGTCAAACCAACATAGCGGCCACGCCAACGGCCTCCACCATCAAAGCTAGGCAATCTACCGTGGCCTACCCACAAAGCTTGCTGGCGGGCAACGTCGTGGCGTGGTGGTTATCATTGGCGGATGCTGCTGGGAGGTGTTGCTCAAGGATCTTCGCGCCCTTGCTCATGTTTTCCTTTCCCCACAATGGTTGCAGGTTGGACAACGCCCAAGCTAGTTTGAAACCTTGGCAATCTGGCGTTTCGTAATCATGCGCTGCCAGCGGCATCTTGTGGTCGATGTGCCATTCACCATAGTTTTCCCAAGACATGCCGACGGTGAATTGCTTCTCTATGTGCGTCTTCAATTCGTCCGAGGTGTACCCGAGTAATTCAAATGTCCGTCGTCCAGCCTTAGAGCCAACCACCAACCCGCGCCGGATGCCTCGACGTACGTTTGCCTCAAGCTTACCCTTGGCGGTTGAAAGTAGCTTTTTCTTGTGTTTTGCCTTAATCGCCCGAGATTCTTCCGGGTGGTCCTTTGCCCATTGTGATGCCTGTTTAGCGACGGCATCAGGGTTGGCTTCGCGCCAAAGCTTCGTCCTTTCCCTGTCTTTTCCCTTTGTCTTGTCACGACTACGATTCAACTTCAATTTTTCGCCCTCTGGGTCTCGAAGGCGTCGCGCCTTGTTTGTCGCATTTATCTTTTCACGGCTACCCTTCTGAACTTCGCTTACACAAGCCTTGCATCGAGAATAAACGCCATAGAGGCAGTCATTCCGCTTGTAATACTCACTCAGCAGTTTTACCTCGCCGCAAATACTGCATTTCTTCGTCGTCTCGTCCAATTTTGTCCCTCGGCCATTCTGGCGGCCTGTAGCCGCTAATCATCCACTCGACCACCCTGACCGCTATAGGGTTAGGTGGTCGCGTCCCGTCGTCGCTCTCCCACTTCCTGATCGTCCTTGGATCAACGTTCAGGATGGATGCCATCTGCGATGCAGAAAGCCCCAAAAAGGCGCGCGCTTTTCTAAAATCATTCGCGTTCATTACATCACCATATATAGGCCCAATGGGCCTATGCAACAAGAGGGGTGGAAATATTATTGTCGTTTTCTGCAATCCATTTCTTCACCAGGCTGATAGCGGCCGCTGCGGCTTCGGTCGTCGTCGTGGCGCGAACCACCTCGACGACGTGGCCAATGTTGGCCAGCGCTGCGTGCCGTTCTTTTTGCTCTGGCGACAGACGTCCGTTGGCTGCCTTGTTCTCGATCATGGCAACCTTGCCGTTGGTGAGGAAGATGGTCAGGTCTGGATGGCCGGCCGTTAGTCCTGTCGCCTTTGCCTTAACCTGCTCTTGCTTGCCGCGTCTCCCTGCCTCCATGCCGCCGACTAGGAGAAACTGCTTACCGTACTCTGGCATGCTGCGTAGAGCACGACACTGCTCGGCCTGTAACTGCCACTCAAGCACCGGCGCATCCTCCACCTTCACCTTCGTGCCGCTGGCCGACGTGGTGGTGACGATTTTAACTCGTCGCCCATTAAGGCGGGTGGTTTGTGTCTGGGTCTTGCTGGTCTGGCGGGCCATGGTGTCTCCTGTGTGGTGGTGGGTGTGGGTGGTGAGGCAAAAGGGGAAATCATCCATTCTCCCCCTCTATTCTACACAAATGTAAGAAAACTAAGAAAAATAGGTATTCTCTATAACGTTAGGATGAAATGGATGAATGTATATATAGAGTATATTACCTATTGATATCATTACACTTTTCAACTTCGACTTTCGTCCGAAGATGCGTGGTTTCGTCCATGGACGTTTCTATCGGGCAAATATTCGTCCATGGACGGAAGTCGACGTTGGATGGAAGTTCTGGATAAAAGAGTCCGGCCTGTAGCGACGGGCTATCCAACCCAAACAAGCCGCCGTTTTGGGCGCCCGACCTTGTTGTCATTGTCCGCAACAATGACCTGTCCTGTCTTGTGCAGATCCTTCAGAATCTCGTCGCGCTGCCACCCGTCGATGGCCTTGCATCGATCGGCAATGCGGCCTTCGGTGACGCCTTTTTCACCCGCCTTTTTGATTAGCGCCTGTATCTTCTTGTAATTCGCCTCTCGCTGGTTGTCTGACAGACGCTCCCCAACCTCGGCAAGCATGGCCGCAGCGCACGTCCACGACACGGCAGCCGCCCATTCGAATATCGCCTCCGTTATCATCGGCTCCTTTGGGTCCGTTCCGACCGCAGCGATAAGCGCGAGCTTGATTGCATTCTCGATGATACGCCGGACGAACGGACGCGATTCCGCCGCAACCATCGATTCCTTTGCCTCGATCGTTTCCTTGACCGAACTTAGAATTCCGAGCGCATCAGTCGTCCACTTCACTACTGTTGGGGCCGTTTCAACGCTGGTGTCGTTGTCAGCCTTGTAGCCGCGCCTGCCAAGATCACCGCGCACAGCGGCAACGTTGATGCCGGCAACGTCAGCCATGCGTGACATCAAGATGTGAGGCACCTTTCTGACATCCTGTTTCGGCGTCACAGCTTTGGGCTTCTTGCCAGTGACGTGGAACAGGATTAGGCGAGGCAGTAATCCGTCCTCTGCGCTCGCAGATGATAGCGCTGACCAGAATTGTTCTGGCGTGGATGTGCCGTGAACACACAAGTTCGGGTTATAGATGCGCTTTGGCGGGCTGCCTCGGTATGCTGCGCCCTCAAAGAATGTCGAGCTGGCGCTGTAGTAGTCGCGCAGGTCAGTTGAGATAGCCCGCTGATGGCTGCCTGCCTTACGGTCTGTGATCTCGCGCACAAAGCCACCAAACTCGTCGATCTGGCAATTCACTGACTGGTTTGCCTCCAGAACTTCACGCAGCGCTGATGCAGACATGATGCGCGCCGGGCCACTGAACTTCGAGAATATCCCATGATCCGACATGAGCAGACGCTTGATCTGCGAACGGGCGTGCTCCTTGCCAAACCCGGATTCCGCAAGCGCCACGGTGTAGATGTTGGGGCGAGTGTCGTGGCTTCCGGTGGAATAGCGGGGGCCGCATAGGCTGGCCACCAGAGGCAGCACGGCCGCCATGGCAAGTGTGCGTGACGGTTGCTCGGCGCTGGACACAATCCAGTCGATAAGCTCTTCAATCAACCCGCCTGGATAGGTCAGGCTCTCGAGATCGGCCACGGCCTCGAGCTTGTATTCTGGTGGTTCGTCTTCTTCGGCGGGGGTGTCGTGGGGGGCGGGTTCTGTGGGGGTTGGTTCGGGTGCTGTGTGTTCGGTGGGCGCGGCGGTCTTGGCAAGTTTGTTAGCCACCAGCCGCGCAGTATCGATCGACGGGGTGCCGTCATCACGATATGGTGATTCAGGAATGACACGCGGCTGTTTTATGCCAGCATCCAAGCCTCGACGGATCTTCGCTCTTATCTCGCGCTCGCCATCTTTTGCCACGACGCCGTTTGCGTATGCGGCGTCATAAAGGCCAACCTCCGCCTCTGCGCGAGAAAGCGCTCCGGCGCCTACCAGCGTGCCAAGACTGAACGCAGATTTGTTGACCTGCTCGCCGCGGCCACCTTGCGAAGTGGTGGCCAACAGATTGAGTTCTGCCTCGACGGCGCGCTCTACATAGGCTGCGTTCTCGCCGGATTCGTAGTTGTAGTGCGTGGTTAGCGTCGCGGCCGCTGGTGGTGGCAACACGAGTTGCAATAGCCACTGCGGAGCATCAGCAAGCGGCGGAATGCCCTCGCCGTCGTAGTCGAGCCAGACGTATTCCTTGCCTTCGGCCGTGACGCTGCCGGGTGCTATGACGTAGCCGCCGCTCGAACGAACGTCGAGACCGCGCCCCATTTTCCCTCTGTTTCTTATTCCTGGAACATGCTTGAAATAACGGTGCTCACCGCCACCCGCCGTCCTTGCTGTTGCCGTGGGCGGCAGTTGACCGTACCTGTCCTCAAGAGCGGCGAGCGTCTCATATCCATTAATGATGTTGCCATCATCGTCTTTGTGAACATCCACATCGAGAACCCAGGCGCCGATCTGCTCGCCTGTTGGCAAGCCAATCATCGATCCTGGGTTTCTGTCCCAAAGTATGCCAGTAACGCGCGCGTTCTTCGATGCGCCCTTAAATCCATTTGAGACTCTCGGCGTCTTCACCTTGAGAACCTCGATCTCGCCAGTTTCCGAATCGTATCGATCGGTTTCCTCATCCCGTTCTCTACAGGGAAACACCGGGATGTTATTCGCAATGTAGGAGAGTGCGAGGTCTTTGGGTGATTTGGTCATGCTGCCGCTCCGCGCAATTTCTCACTAACCCACACGCTCATTTCGTATGCCTCTTCTGCTGTTTTGTTTCGCAAGAGGCCGCGACTCTCCTTCTCTTTCCAATAAGCCATATGGAAGGCTTGCTCTGTGGCATAAAGCTTGTAGCCTTCACTGCGGATCTCGCTCACATCAACCATTTCGACTGTCGTCGCGCTGCCATTGAGGAAGGAATACAGTTGGATGATGCAGGTGCTGCTGTCGGCCATACCTAAAATCCGGAACTGGTTATGGATGTGCCGGTCTTCATCGAGCCTATGCCCAAATAGCCCGACAAGGCCGTTGTCGTTCGCGGCCGGTTGTGACGATATTTTCTTTCTCAAGGATTTGGCGCCTTTTCCATAGTTGCAGTCCTGGCAGGAAGTGACAAGATTTGTCATGCCGTCGCTGCCTCCCTTCGAATGCGCGACGACGTGGTCACAATGCAGCGTCACCTCTGGCGAACTTCTGCCGCAATAAACGCAGGTGAAGTTGTCCCGCCGAAATACGTCAAAGCGGACGCCCTGCGGTATTGTTTCCCGCTTTCTCGCCATCATGCTGCCTTTTCTATGTTGTCACCAAGCGGTGAATTGTCGTTGTCAGCCTGTGGCATCGAGATAGGCTCCGATGACTTCGGCCGCGACTTGCGGGACGATGGCGTTGCCGTAGGCGCGCAACTGCCCCACTCTTCCGGGAACCCCATGAGCCAAGAGACGAATGCTGGGGTTAACGCGCCTTCCTGTCTGGATCTCGCTGTTGGCCCAATGTGGTCGGCTACCTGCTCCGGAAGGTAAAGCCCGGGCTTCGATTGCTTCGACCTGAGTTCCGCCCATTCGGCCCGTCCGAAGTTCTTGCCGTCCCTCGCCGTCGGTGTCGACCACAGCCTCGCCTCCATCGCCAGCCCGATCTCCTTGCCGAGACTTATCCGCCGCAGGATGCCGGGGATCATGCAATCCAACTTGTCGCCGTCCCTCGCTAGAGGAGTGTGCCACAAACCACAGTCGATCTCTTCTATGGGGCGCATCGACGGCACAAGCCGGGACAACGGCCGCCCCGACGGAGTAGCCGATTCCTTCCAAGTCAACACACACTCCGTCGAGCCAATCCTTGCCAACCGCAGCCGCAACCTGCTCTCCCATAACGACATCGGGAGCTCTGGCACGGATAAGACGGAAATATTCTGGCCAGAGGTGGCGCTCGTCTTTTTGGCCTTCGCCTTTGCCGGCGACACTAAACGGCTGGCAGGGACAGGAACCGGTCCAAAGAGGTCGATCGTCTGGCCAGCCTGCCAAACGTGCTGCATATGACCACCCGCCGATGCCTGCGAAGAAGTGGCACTGCGTATAGCTTTTGAGGTCGTCTGGCTGGACATCCACGATGCTCCTTTCGTCTACGTCGCCTGGCGCAATGTGGCCGGCGCTTATGAGGTTCCGCAGCCATTGGGCGGCGTAGGGATCGATTTCGTTGTAATAGGCGGTCAAAACGGCGCACTCCCTTCCCTCAACAACTGCCGCAGCCGATCGACGCAGCCCATCCATGCGGCCTTGACTAGAAGTTTCTGGTCTAGCTCGTCGAAATAGGCGAGATCCGAAATTCCCTTGGCGGCGATGTATTCGCCGACCGCATCAATGCCGCCATCCAACGCGGCAAGCTCGTAGACGTCGAGCCTGCGCACCTTGCGCAGCTCCTCGACGAGCAGGACGCATTCCCCGCAGACATATTGTGGATCTTGTTTGGGGGCGCCGATTCCAATGCCAATCGCGCGGCGACCGCAGCAGTGGCACACGGTCGGGTTGTGGTTCTCATCAACCGTCGGCGAAAACGGCAGTATGGGCTTCCCCGTAGGTATTTTGCTCATGCTGATATCCTCGAAAAGAGGTCGTTATCGTTGGCGGCGGTCGGATTAGCAGCAGGTTGCGCTGTCGCGGCAACTTGGCGCCGTTTCTTGGTTGGCTGTGGCGCGTCTATCCGTTCGCGAGCCATGGCTGCGTATTCAGGGTTGAGTTCGCAGAGGATGGCATTCCGGCCATGTGCTTGCGCGACAAGGCCAGTTGTTCCAGCTCCGCCGAAAGGATCCAGAACTGTGCCGTCAAGTGGGCAGCCGGCTAGGATGCACGGCTCAATCAGTTCAGGCGGAAAGGTTGCGAAGTGTGCGCCTTTGAATGGCTTGGTGCTGACGGTCCAGACGGAACGCTTGTTGCGCATCTCGGTAACAGCACGGAATGCGTTCTGTCCCGTGTCCGCCATCGCCTCCGTCTTGCCATTGAATGATCCCTTGGCTGCGCTTGGGCGAACCTTTTGGCTTTTGCCGAGCTGATGTTCTCCAGTTTTCCCGGTGTGGAATTCGCTACCGCGAGGGCCGCAAATAGCCGGCTCCTTAATCGCCTCCGCATCGAAGTAGTATCGCGGCGCCTTGCTGAACAGGAAAATGTACTCGTGCGCCTTGGTGCAGCGATCAGTAACGCTTTCCGGCATGGGGTTTGGCTTGTGCCAGATGATATCCTGGCGAAGATACCAACCGTCGGCTTGCAGTGCGAAAGCGACTTTCCACGGTATGCCGATCAGGTCTTTAGGTTTGCCGGGTATTTTGAAATCGCGAATAGCAAGCGAGCCGTGGCCAGATGCAGCCTTATTGTCAAAGCCCGGCTTTTCTTTTGTGTTTCCGCGATTAGCTACGTAGCTATCCCCCAAGTTCAGCCACAACGTCCCGTCATCACGCAGAACGCGCTTAACTTCGCGAAACACAGCAACCATGGCCGCGACAAACTCGTCTGGCGTAGGCTCAAGACCTAGCTGGCCGTCTACGCCATAATCGCGCAGACCGAAGTACGGCGGGCTGGTCACGCAGCAATGAACTGACTGCGGCTCCATTGCGGCTAGCAAGGTGCGGCAGTCGCCTATCTGGATATCTACTGTCATGCCACCACCGCCCTATATTTCCCAACATGGCCCCCGTCACACACACACGAACGTTCAAACCACTTGAGCTGCAGCTCCACGGCCCCGGTAAATACCGGCACGTCAACACCGTGCGGGGTTCCGCCGAATGCCTTATGGATCACTGGCCGGTTGCCGAGGGCGAGAAGTTCGAGAAGGCGTTGCTGGCCTGCCTTGACGGCATGGAGGGGCGGGTTGGGGGTGAGGTTGTGCGGGCTGCGTTGATTGAGGCGGCCGATGAGGCTGGGGTGCGGTGGATGGAGTAGTTTGGGTTGGGTGGTGGTCATGCTGCACATGCTAGGGCGGGAGCGGCAAAGAGGTCGGCGCCGACTTGCGTAGGAGCCGGCTTGTTGTCGTTGGCGGCGAGGAACATATCGCCCTTACTGTAAGCCTGCTCGATACGGCGGCAGGCGATGTCGAAGTAAGACGGCTCGCGCTCGATGCCGATGAAGGAACGGTCGGCAAGTCGGCAAGCGACGCCAGTTGTCCCGCTGCCCATCGTGTTGTCGAGAACCGTCTCGCCCTCGTTCGTGTAGGTACGAATGAGGTATTCGAACAGAGCGACTGGCTTTTGGGTGGGGTGGGCTGGGTTGGTTTCGTGCA